GACCTGCCCGGTCTGTTGCCTCAAGGAACACCCGCGCGTCCCGTGGCCGATCGACAAGTCCTACCGCTGGCGAGCGACCTGCCCGGTGTGCGACTGCCGGACCGTGGTGCGCAAGACCGATGGGAAGATCGGAGGCCACGCGCTCGCGGTCGGGATCCCGTGTCGCGGGGCCGGGCGCGACCCGGTGAGAAAGTGACCGGCGACAGGCACCGCCTGCTCATGGTCAGAACTCTAGGCGGTAGCTGGAGACCGCTCGCTCTGCTCGTCGGCGGGACACTCTGTATCGCGTGCAGCGGATACATCGACGTCGACATCTTCGGACCGATCCCCTGGTGCGCCCAGCACTTCCTCGAAGAGTTGGATAGGCTCCACGGCTTGGGAGTCCCGACACTCCAGCGGGACCTGGTCGAGGCGTGAGCGACCTCGAACGCCGCCGCGCCATCCGCGCCCTCATGTCAGCCCCCCAGCAGTTCAGCGATGACGAGCTGCGCCGGATCGTCATGACGATCGACGCCGAGATGATCGCCCGGGTAGGCGAGAAGGTCAGCTATCCGAAGCTGGAGAAGGCAGTCGCCAACCTGTGCCTAGGCGGAGGAGGGCGGCTCACCACCGCCTTCGTCGCCATTGTTGACGGGCCCGGCGGATACCACCTTACCGTCTCCCACCTGCTAGCGATCGAGCCCGGCCTGCTGCTCGCGAAAGGGGCGGGCGAAACGACGATACTAGCCACCCTCGTCGCGCTGCTCGACCTCGGGCGCGGGACCCTCCCAGCTTCCTGGCGGGCTCCCCCGAGCTTCGCGCTCGCTCGGACCTGGGCCAACGCCATCGCCCTCCAGCGCACCGACCCAATGCGCCTCAAGGAGATCGCGAAGAAGGAGAAGCTCTGGAGCTGCACGAACAGACTCGCGTGGCTGATCGACGGCGACCACCTGAGCGTGACGTAGATGGGAAGCCCGGCCTCCGCTTCTGAGGCGAGAGCGCCTCACCTACCTGGTAGACTCGGGGGGTGAAGCGAGTCCGCTGGATGCTGCCGTGGCCCCCCTCGACGAACGCGGCGGGCGACAAGGGCCTGGGCCGACCGCCGAAGCTCCACGCTTTCCGGCTCGACGACCACGAAGTCCAGGCGGCCACGCTCGACTACCACCCCACCCCGCCCGTCTGCGGCTCGAAGCGATGGCGCGGCGCGGCAGGGCCCGAGCTGACCGGCCCCCGATGCCTCCACTGCCTCGACCACCTTGGCCTGGCTAGCACGGCTGACACGTCTGACACGCCAAGTGAGGCGGCTGACCGTGCTGACACGGTAGACACGGGCCCCAGCCAGTGACGCGTGATGACACGGCTGACGCGGCTGACCCCTCGGGTCAGGACGGAGAGGCCCCCCACGCCTCACGGCAGCCCGCGTGTGAGGCGATCGAGCCGACCGCCGAGGAAGCTGCCCTAGCGATCCTGCCCGCGCTGGAGATGCTCTCGACGCTCGGGGGTCCCTACCCCACCGAGATCGCGCCCACCTGGCCCCGGCCCGCCGAGGGCGAGCGGCCCATCGACTACCTCACCCCGGTCCAGCTCCAGGTGCTTGGCCTGCTCCTGCGCGGCTACACCCGCGCCGACATCGCCCGGGACCCGGAGCTGAGGGTGAGCCGCTCGACGGTCCACCGCTGGGAGCACCGGGATGAGAACTTCCGGGCGGCCTACGCCGAGTCCATGGCCGAGATGCGGAGCGCGACCCGGCCCCTCCTCATCGACGGCTTCCGCAAGGGCGTGATGGAGCTGGTCGACCTGGTCAGCTCGACCTCCGCGAAGATCCGTCTGGGCGCGGCGACCCAGCTCACCCGGCTCTATCGCCCCGACGAGGTCGGCGCGGTCACCGCCGGGAACGAGCGCGAGACCGACACCGACGCCGAATGGATGCGCCGGTTCACGACGAAGGGCGATGCCTTCCTCCCGCACGATACTCAGCTCGCCGCGATCAACTGCCTTGCTCGCTACCTGGTCCTGGTCGCCGGGGTCCAGTCGGGCAAGACCGACACGGGCGCCATCAACTTCTGGAAGCGGATCGTCATGGAGAACGATCCCACGGCGGTCTACTACCTGGTCGCTCCGACGACCGGCATCGGCAAGGTGATGCGCAAGCGGTTCGTGTCTCGCGCGCCGAAGGGCTGGCTCCTGAATCCGTCGGGCAGCGGCCAGGACTTCGAGCGCACCTGGAAGCTGAGCAACGGGGCAACCGTCGAGTTCCGCAGCGCGAACAAGCCAGAGAACATCGTGGCCGAGACTCTGTGCGGCGCGTGGCTCGACGAGTTCACTCTGATGCGCGCGACCGTCTGGCAGGTCAGCCTTCGCGGTCGCCTCGCTGCGACCGGGGGCTGGGTCATCTTTACCGGAACCCCGCGCGGACCAACGTGGGCCTACGAAGAGGTCTGGCGCCGGACACAGCCTCACGACGATCTATACGACAAGGGCGGCAACTGGGCGGGCTTCACCTGGCACAGCTCGGCGAACCCGAGGGTGTCGGCCATGGAGGTCGCCGACGCGAAGGCCACTCTCCCGGACGCGTTCTTCCGCCGCGAGTGGCAAGCGAGCTGGGAGGCGTTCCACGGCCAGGTGTTCCCGGACTTCAGCAAAGCGGCCAACGTCTTCGACTTGACCAAGGTGCTCACGAAGCGGAGCGAGGGCACGCTGTTCGATGCCGGGGTCGACTGGGGCTACGGTTCCCCGGGCGCGCTCGTCGTCGGCAGGCTCAACGCCGATGCGAGCTGGGACATCGTGCATGAGGTCCACGAAGCGAAGCGGCTCACGGCCTGGTGGATCGAGCGCTTCAAGGAGGCACACCTGCGGTTCGGCGCGATGACCGGGCGGGGCATCGACACGTTCTGGTGCGACGGCGCCGAGCCCGACCGGATCGTAGCGGCGCGCCGGGCGCTGAGGAAGTGGGCGAAGGAGCTGGGGATCCGCGCGCCCCGGGTGCGCCCCGGGAAGAAGGAACGGTATCGGGGAATCCTCCACGTCGCTAGCCTCTTCAAGCAGAGGCGCGTCCGCATTCACCGTGCCTGCTCCGTGACCATCGCTCAGCTCCAGGGCTACAAGTTCAAGGAGGACCGGGAGGGCGACGACACCGACGCCATCGAGGAGGGGAACGACCACACGGTCGACGCCCTCCGCTACATGACCTACAGCCGGAAGCGTGCCGACCGGAAGGGCGGCAACGTGGAGATGGGCTCAGCATAAGGAGGCGAGATGAACGACGAGGCGAGAGAGACGATTGAGGCTGTGACAGACTGCGAGGACTTCGACAAGGCTTGGACTGGCGGACTCAGGGAGAGGACGATCACGAACGCGATAACGGTCAGGGTCGCTGACTGCGACACCGAGAAGGTCCAGGCGGCACTGGAGCAGGTCGCGCGAATGGGCTGGCTGGAGAGCGCGCGAATGCTGCGAAGAAAACTCAGGGGCTAGCGGACGTGAAGCCACACCACATCGACTGTGGATGCGACGTCTGCCGCGAGCAGCGGAGGAAGGAAGACAGGCCAACCGCCTGCGACATCTTGAAGGGGGTCGTGGCTGTCGTGACCCTGCCCATCATCCTGCCGCTCGCCTGCCTGCTCACCGTGCCGCTCATCATCCTGTTCGCGCCACGCCACGATGATCCCTGGCCGTAGGCTTCCATCCGTCGGTGTCGGTGTCGGTGTATACACTCTCCAGTCCTGGCGGGGAGTTCCCGCCTGCTGGAGTCGTCGCGTGCGGCGGCTCACGTCCGGGCCGCTTGAGACTGGCGCTACGCCTTTCGAGGCCAACCAGGTAACAAAGGCAAAGACACGTTGCCTTCGGCAACCTTTGCCTTGTCTTAGCCCCGTGGGGGAGGGAGGGGCCGCACCCCTCCAGGTCGTCGGCCCTGGCCGGTGACCACTCCCTCTCGGTAAGCTAGACCGGGGAGCGAAGCGATGAGCCCGAAGCTACTGGCACTGATCGAAGACGCCATCAAGGCAGCCCGAGAGGAGAAGCTCTCAGCGGCGGTGGCGAAGGACGTCGAGAAGATGCTGAACGCGGGCCACGTCCAGAAGCTCTTGGAGGATGCGCTCCTTCGGGCTCGCCTGATCTTCGACATCGGGCCACCGCTTCCAGAGTCGAGGGCGATGTGACCGGGCCCGAGGAACAGCGATGCCGGGAAGCGTTCAACCACTCGCTGTCCGAGTTGGTCCGCGCGTTCCACAAGCTCGGGCTGTCTCGCGAGACGCTGGTCCTTTCGCTGTGCGGCAGCGCCTTCGCGCTTCTCAAGCATCCGGGCCCTCACCACGGGGACAAGGACCGAGAGGACGCGTTCTGATGCAGGAACTCAACGGACTCTGCTACATCGGTGAGCCTCCTAACGGCGAGATGATTCGCATGGCTGACCTGCGGCCTGGCGACATCTTCCGGTTGATTCCCAGGGACGACCCCGCGATGCCGGTCATCATCGAAGAAGCAGAGAGCGCTCGTAGTTCGGGTCGATGTGTTTCGGAGCAATCCACCAACCTCTTCCGCGCCATGGTCAAGCGTGCGCGTCTATACAGGTATGAGCAGGGTGATCCCACGGCCGATGGCAAAGCGCAGTGCTGGGCCGAAGAGGTGGAGGTGTGACCCAAGGCCGCACCATCTCTGTGGGTCCAGACAAGCCAGCGATCCTGGCCGACCGGCTCGTTCGCAGGCTGCTGAAGGATGGACTGATCGAACCAGGCCCAACCCCGAAGGGATTCGAGCGGAAGCGCGCGGCGATCACCGAGTCGCTGGCCGACGAAATCCATCAGGACATACTCGACGCGACGCTTAGGAGTAAGAGATGAGCATCGAGGTCAGGCTGTTCGAGTGCGGCGAGGAGCTGGAGTTCGCGTCCGAGCGGTTCCCGTGCCGAGTCGAGGCGGGCGACGTCATCCAGTTCGACGACGACAACAAACGGATGCAGCTTCGCCGCGTGAGCAGCGTGGTCCACGTCGCCTTCGGTCCAGACGAGGGGCACATCGTCGCGTTCCTCAAGCCGAAGGGTTGGAAGAAGGCTGAGGATCTGCGAGCCAAGGCCCTCGCCGACGAGCTGCGCAAGGAGGGGTGGGCCGACTCCGTGATACGCTCTGTGTTCGAGTGCCAAGCGAGGGTGGGGCAGGTCAACGAATGATCCACGAACTCAAGACCTGGCCTGGCCCCTTCGTCGCGTGCGCCGACGGCCTCAAGCGGTTCGAGATCCGGCGGGCCGACCGTCGTTACGCGATCGGCGACACGCTCGTCCTTCGGGAGTGGGTGCCCACTCCCGACGACCCAACTAGCGAGGGCATCTACCCCGGGAGCTTCGGCGTCTTCGCGGTCACCTACATCTGCGAGGGCGGCGCGTCGAGAATCCCGCGCGACCTCGTCGTCATGTCCATCACGGCGATCCCGATCTTCGCCGTTCCCGCGAAGACGAACCTGGGCAAACGCATCAAGGTTCTCTGCGCCGAGGCGCTGGAGAAGATGGACCCCGAGCAGCGCAAGCAGGCGCACGGTCGAGCGGCTCAGCTCGCAGTCGAGCGACCCGACGAGGAACCGTGCGACGGGTGCCCGAGCTGTAAGCCAGCGGGTGGCCTCGGTCGTCCTCACCTTCCCCCCAGCAGGTTCGAGTTCAATTGACCAGCAAGCTCACCGAGATGGATCGGCTCGACGAGCTGGCGTCCTGGGCGAAGGACGCGAGCAACATAGCTGCCCGCGAAGCGCGGAAGCTCCTCGGGGGTGAGGTGAAGCTGGTGGGGATCGCCCCGAGGAAGGGCTGGCGCATGGCCGAGGCGGACAAAGAGAAGCGCGCCGCGATGCCCGTCGATGAGCAGCGTTACCTGATCTTCGAACGGGTGAGCTGATGCCGCTGGTGATGTTCGCCTGGTGGCTCCTTCGACCTCACGCCTTCCTCTTTGAGGAACGGCATGGACTTCAACTGACCGTGAGCGCGCGGCGAACTACGATCCGACGCCCGCGCCGGTCCCTCTTCAGTGACCGGCCCTTGAGGAGGGCCAGGGCCGGACCCCCTCAGATCGAGCGCCACGCGGGGCGCGTCAGTAGAAATGCCGCGAAGCCCCGGGCGCGGCGTTGAAGCGACCTATGTGGAAACACGGGCGCGCCTCACTCTACCGGGGCGCGCCTTTTCCGTTGGTCGTCCCGTCGTGTATGCTGTGAGGGCAACCCAGCCAAGGAGGGACCCATGGCACTCGACGGAACCATCACCCGGGTCGGACCCGGACAGGACGTAGGCGACGGCGAGATGCTCGTGGTCGACGTGCAAGGCCCCAGCGAATACGCCAACGCCGAGGGCGGCGAAGACCCCGTGGCCGGGAACCCGTTCGGCCTGCGCCTCGGCACTCGGGTCGACTCCTGCGATGGCAGGGCGGCCGATCCGGCCAACGGCTACGCCAAGCTGGACCCGGCGACGGGGCTGCTTCAGTTCTTCACGGCGGCCGACGTCGAGCAGGCCGACGACGCAGACCTGTCCGCCGACATCTACCGCCTCACCCTCCAGGGTCGCTAGAGTTGCAGGCGGCGGGAGGGGGCGTGGCGCACAGACGCGTCCCCTCCCCGGTCGGGAGTGAGCGAACGATGTCGGGAACCGTAGCAAAGGATGCAGGAGTGGGTGGCATGATCATCCTAGAGCCTGGTCACGCGGTCAGGTTCAAAGCCCACGACTACGTTCAGTCCGAAGGCTCGCGCGAGATTCTCACGGTGGACTGTATCCACCACGATGCCCTAGGCGTCACGCGAGGAGCACTCAACACGACGCCAGTAGACATCTCGGCGGGGTCCAGGCTTGAGCGCGTCGCCTCGGGAGTAAACGATGGGCCATGAGTTCGACGCTTTCCACAGTTTCCACGCGCGGCTGCTTGAGGTAGCCGACGGGGACATCGAGGAAGCGAAGCTCCTGCTCCGAGCCAAGCGTCGAGCGGGCAACGATGCGCGCGGGCTCAACCTCGACAACCTCACCATCAACCACTTCCGCCACTCGCTCACCTTCGGCAGGTCCGGCAACATCTTCCGGGATGCTCAGCTCCTCAACGATCAGGAGCTACAGATGAATGCGCGGCGCCTCGCCTTCGGAGGCCCGCCCGCCCGCGTGCGCGAGGAGCACTCCCAGTTCTGCCTCCTCATGTTCCAGGGCTACCAGATTCGATTCCTCGACCGGCACCCCGGCGAGACCCCCGAGGCGTTCGCGAATCGTCCTCGGAAGACGGCGGTGAACATCACGCGCGTCATCATCAACGCGCTCTCCAAGCTCTACGCCAAGCGACCAGCGCGCAAGCTCGTAGAGTCGACGAGCGAGCAGGTCAAGCTCGCGTTGGTTGGCAATCAGGAAGCGGGGGTCGAGGGGATTTGGAGCGACGCCTACGACCTTGAGCTGCTGGAGGCTGATCGCTACACGCGCCTCGAAGGGACGACCTCGGTGCGCCCCTTCTTCGACCGCGATCATCCCGGGAACATCAAGCTGGTTGTGTTCCATTCCCACCAGCTCAGGATCATCCCGAACCCTGCGAAGCCGTGGAAGCCGCTCGCAGTCATCGAACGGCACAAGCCTTTCGAGTCGGAGGGCGCCGTCATCATCTGGACTGCCAAGAGCTTCCTCCAGCTCAACAGCGATGGCAGCGTGGACCCGAGCAGCGGTCAACACACCATGGGGCGCATCCCCCACACCTTCTTCCTCGACCGCAAGGCAGCCACCGGATCCTTCTTCGTCGAGGGCCGGGGCCGTGGGCTCTGCGATGCGAACGCGGTCATCAACGCGAAGCTCACCGACTTGAACGAGGTCTATCAATACCAGGGCTTCGCCGTTCCTGAAATCGTGAACTGGGACGAGGAGGAAGACCTGACCTTGGGCCCCCGGCGCCCCGTCCACTTCAAAGACATCCAAGGTGACCAGCCGTTCGGCATCGAGTTCAAGGCGCCCCCGCCCATGCTCAAGGAGCTGCGCGCCGAGGTCAACGCCGACATCGAGCAGCAGTTCCGCGCGAACAACGTCCCTCCCTCGGCGACCGGCGCCGAGATCAATCGGCGGTCCTTGTCGGGCCGCAGCATCCAAGAGTCGATGCGCCCGCTCCTCGAAGACCTCCAGGAACGCGCCCGGCTGTTCTCCCCCTTCGACGTCGACCTGGCCGACAACGCCTTGAGCGTTCGGGCCGAGCACGACGACGACTTCAACTATGAGCGCGAGAAGGAGAAGCCCCGGTATCACATCGACTACCAGGAGCCCGACTTCCCACTGGGCACGGACGACCGGGTGAAGTCCGAGAGCCACGACCTGGCCCACGCGATCCGAACCGAACCCGAGATTATGATGGAGCGCGACCCCGACCGCTTCCCCACGATCGAGGACGCGCAGAAGGAGCACCAGGCGAACCTCGCCTATCAGCGTCAGAACCCGCTGGTGCAAGACGGCAGCGCCACCGAGGTCGAGGGCGAGGACTTCTTGGAGTCGCTGCTCAAGGACCACCCGCTGGCCGAGGGTGACCTGACCTGGGTGCGCGAGGAGCTGGCCGCGCTCCAGGCGCAGGCCGAGGCGGACGAGACGGGGAGCAGCAAGGCCAAGCCCAAGGCCAACGGCAACGGAGACCTGCTCGGGGAGCTGGCGCGTGGGAAGGTGAAGGCATGAGAGAAGGAGAAGGAGTCAGGATTTGGCTCGACGGAAAGCAACTCTATGTGCCCCACCGCGTAGACTGTCATTGGGCTGTGCGCGGCGCGCTGGGTATCCAGCGCGGCTTAGGTGTGGCGCGAGAACTCGGCGAGACTACCAAGCCAGACGGCGGTGCTCTCTTGTTCCGAGATGGCTGGGAGTTCAAGCAGGACGAGCGCTACGTGACCGGCGGCCTGGAACTGGCCGCCGAGACGTTGCGCGAATCGGAGGAGCGCGGGCAGCGAGAACCCTGGCAGGGCGACCCGGACGGATGGAAGCAAGGTTGAGTCGCGAGCGCGCCGCGCTCGTGGTCGCGGTGCTGACCGGCATCGCGATCGTCTGCTTCGTGCTCGACGTCGTCCGATCCGCCGGGTAGACTCTTCGACGAAGGCGGGTTCGACTCCCGTTCGTTGGCCGAGAGCCGGTGCAATCCGGGTTCGAGTCCCGGGCGTCCGCAAGGACGATCATGCCAGCGGGGTAGCTGGCGGCCCGGTAACGCCCAGGGGCTTTCACCCCTGGGCGTTGTCCGTTCCTTGCGGTAGACTCTCGCAGCGCGGTAGAGCAGTCCGGTCAGCTTGCCAGGCTCATAACCTGGACGTCACAGGTTCGAATCCTGTTCGCGCTATTCGGTGGGACGGCTTGACCGTCCACCCTCCGAGGAAGGCCGGGAAGCGCACCGGTTACAGAATCGGAAGGGTCCTGGCGAAACCCCGGGCTCCGAAGCCAACACAAGGAGAGAGCCATGCCGCACGACTGCACCGGGAAGCTCATCAAGCTGGGCGACTACGTCCAGGCGAACCCCATGAACCGGACGGAGGACTTCGTCGTCGGCCGCATCGTCGAGCTGACGGAGTCGCAGTTCTGCTCCGGCCAGATTCGCTGGCCCGGTATCGGGCAGCTCGACCAGGACTACTTCGACGCCAAGGACTGCACGCTCATCCTGAAGGGCGACGGGTCCGACAAGCTGGCCGACCGCGTCCCCGTCGTCGATGGGGCGTGCGTCCCCGACTAAACTTTCTGCTTGAGAGCGTCGCACCCGTCGCGCATCATGGGGTCTCAACCCCAACGCAAAGGTGAAGCGAATGCGTGCTCTGTTTGTAGTGGCGGAAGGTTACAAAGGCGAGAACTCGGGATGTGAATTGGAGACGCACAACGGCGTCGCCACCCACACCCAAGACAACCAGGGCCCGCTGGTCCGATTGCAGATCGGATACCGCGACGCGGGCAGCCTGATGCGCTGGCTATGGATGGTGTTCCCCGACGCGGAGGCCAACGTCATCGGCTGCCGTTGTGCGTGCGGAAAGCTCGCGACCGTCAACCTCCACCTGTTGGGCGACAAGCCGAGCGGCCACTGGTGCGACGACTGTGTGCCAGAGGACAAGCGCGAGGAGTTCGAGGAGAACAAGGCGCGCGGCGCCCACCCTCACGAGAAGCGCGCGACCGAGGAGGCGGTGAGATACTACCTCCGGTCGGCCTACGGCTACACGGTCGAGGAGGTCGCCGACGCGATCCGCGAGCACCCCTACACCATCGCGTCGGCGGCGGGCAAGGGCATGAGCGTCGAGGAGTGTGCGGTCGACATCAACCGGCGGCGCACGCGCCCGAGCCCCCGCGTCCAGCTCGAAGAAGCCGCAGCCGAGAAAGCGGCCGAGTGATGGGACACCACATCGACTCACAAGGCCGTTTCCAATCTGACAAACATCCATCGCTGCCGCCCGACCGGCTGCGCGTGAACATCACGAACCCGCTGAGCTGGGATGGTCTACTGCAACTCGCGGACTCCTACCAGACCAAGGACCCCGAGTTCGCTGACGATCTTCGGAACCGCGTCCGCTCGCTCGACCCGGGCCTTCGGCTCGGGGAGCCGTTGGGATCCCAGATCGACAGGCTCGCCAGCTTCATCATCGCCGAGGTCCCGGGCGAGCCGAGTGAAAGCGACGGGGCCATCGACACCGCCATCAGGATCATCCGATCGCAGCGCGGTGACCTCCAGCGGCTCGCCGACGAACTCAACACCCTCGGTATCCAGCCGTGCGTGGCCGGGGTGGTCGATGGCAAGATCATCATCGAAGGCGCCGTCGACGGTGCCCTCCGGTTGATCCGTCAGGCCAAGGCGTCACCGTCCGAGTCGATCGACCCCACGTGTTGCCGCGTGGACTGCGAACAGGAGTCCGCCCAGACCTTCCACCATGAGGGCTACACGAACGCCTGTGCGGACCACGTTCAGGAAGTCCTTCCGTGGGTGGGCGGAACGGAAGCCCGAGGCCCCGACTGATGGCCGAACCGAACATCGACTACGACGACCTGGACTATGAGCAATGGGCCGAGATCGCGAGGCTACGCCGCGTCGTGGTCGTCATGGAAAGCCGGGAGGCGGTAGCCGTCAAGGATTCCCTGTTCGCACAGGCCAGGGTCAAGGAGGCTCGGGTCGCCGCACGCAAGGCGCGGGACGCCATGATCCAAGCCCTCTGGCCCGAGCCCGAGCAACCGCCAGTGCCAGCGGTCCAAGAGCCTGGAGCCTAACGGCTTAGGCCAACCCCAGAAACTTTCTGAACTTTGTGTTTGACCGACGTGCCCCCGGTTGTATACTGGGGGCATGAGCAACACGAACACGAACACGAACACCGCGCACGTCTTTGAGACCGCTGGCCTTGGCGCCTCCCCCTTCCGCTTCGTCGGCTTCGAGGACTCGGCCGCCAAGGTCAACACCGAGGACGGCATGGTCCGCACCACGGTCGACGGCCTCGACATCTTCACCAAGCCCGGCGGGAGCTGCGACTACTGCGGCACCTACATCGTCCAGTTCTGCTGGATCAAGTCGGCCGACGGCAAGCGCTTCAAGGTCGGCACGAGCTGCGTCAGCAAGACCGGCGACAAGGGCCTGGTTGACAGGGCCAAGCGCGCCGCTGGCCGCGTTCGCCGCGCGAAGGCGAAGGCCAAGCAGGTCATCAGGATCGACGCCGCGCGGGCCGCGTTCATTGCCGACACCGACGGCGTGCGCACCTTCCTCGCGGACGTCGCGAGCCCCACGGAGTGGCGCGCGGAGAAGGGCGAGACGTGGGCCAGCTACGTCGCTTGGATGCTGGTCGACGGCGGAGCCAGCAGCTACAGCCGTGGCCCGAGCGCCCCGGAGTGGCTCACGGACGGGACGCTCATCCCCGGCGCCGGGCACACCGGCCAGTTCGAGATGACGAAGCTCATCGAGCGCGTCGCCAAGGGAACCCAGGACACGCCCATATGGGCGTGGCAGAAGGAGAGCAAGTAGAGATGGAGCGGAAGCAAATCCTAGTCACCGTCGACACCGACCTGACCGATGGACAGATCGAGCACAACGGCGCGACCCTCTACCTCTGCGAAGGCATGGAAGGCGACCATTGCCACCCCGCCCTCGATGTCAAGGTCTACAAGGGCGAACCCGAACCCAAACCCAAACGAAGGAGCAAGACGATGAGAACGAACACGATCATCCAGACCGAGGGGCCCGGCGCCCCGTGGCGCGGCAAGTTCAGGGGGCGCCATCTCGACGGCGGCGACCTCGGGAACGGAGAGGGGCGGTGCATCGTCTGGGTCGTGACCCTCACCGACGCGGTGATGCTCGACGACAAGGGCGAACCACTCCGGTGCGCAAACCGTTCGGAGGAGTTGCCAGCGCGGAAGCGGGTCAACGTCCTCGCCTGGTCGATGGCGAGCGTCGAATGAGTGAGGTCGTGATGAAGCTGGTGGGGCTCGTCGCCGGAATCCCGACGATGTATGACGGGCTCTACCTCGTTCACTACGACCCGTCGACCCTGGAGGACACAGGGAGCATCGTCCTCTCGGCAACCGCTGACAAGGCCGAGGCGAAGCGATACCCCAGCCTCATCGAGTTGCGCGCGGAGTGGGCACGTTCGATCGGGCAACGTCCCGACGGTAGACAGGATCGGCCTCTCACCGCCTTCACCATCGAGATCGAGAACGCCGACTGATGAGCAGACACCGACCGAGCGGTGCCTACGGCCACCGGCTCACGCGCATGGGTCACGACGACTACCGGATGAGCTGGACCGTCGACCGCTACTACCCCGACTCGCGGCTGCGCTTCCCGACCCGCTACACCCGCGACACCGACGAGAAGGGCGCGCGGCGGTTCGCCAAGCGTCACGGCTGCGTGTTCCCCTGCAAACCTGGAGGCTTCTGATGACCGAGCACGCTGACATCGGGCACGGGTTCAGCATCGACATGAACCGCCTACCACCAGAGATGGTCGTGGTGAACTGCGCTGGGTGCCGGACCGTGTTGCGCGTCGACCCTCAGAACAAATGGAAGGGCGAGGCAGTTCCCCAAAGAGTTCGAGGCAGGATCAAGGGGAAGCCGTTCTGCTCGGGGTGCCTCGATGTCTCAGGCGCTGGCATCAGCGGCTTGGCCGGTGGCATGGCTACCGACTTCGGAACGCCGAGTCCGTGGCATGAGAACTCACAACGTGCCGCCGAGGACGCACCCGGCGTGTAGACTGGACCCATGGCGAAGAAGAAGCCACGACCCGGAGATGCCACCGTCGATGAATACCTCGACGCTGCCGATGACCTGCTCGGCGGGCTCGAAGCTGCGGCGGCGGTCAGCAAGGCCGAGGTCGCGCCGCTTCGGTTGGGGCTAGCGGTGTTCGCGCGTGAGGCTGGGCGCAAGGCCCTCGCTGGCATGAAGACCAAGCAGGTAGGCCGGGCCCGCATTCTCGTCCCCGGCGGCAAGAACGAGAAGAAGGCCATCGCCGCGAGCGAGCGGGTCCGCGATCGGTTCTCCCGGTTCAAGGTCAACTGGCTCGACAAGGGAGAAGTGAACCGGCTCATCTCGTCTGGCTTCACCAAGGCCGACCAGCGAAAGTTCTTCCGGCACAGCAACCGCCTGGCCCGGCAGTCGCGCATCTTCTTCGAGCGCCTTGGCGAGCTGGAGCCCAGCCTACAGGAGGAGATCGACGCGACCCTCCGGCAGATCACCGACGCGCGGAACGACCTGACGAAGGTGGAGTTCCGAAGCTGGACCACGGTGCAGGAGAACCTGCTTCGGAACATCAACGGCCAGGCGTCGAGGCAAGCGACAGCCAACGCGGTCCAGACCTTCGACCTCGACCGGAACCTGTTCAACCTCGCGATGCTAGAACACCCGAAGGGCGTGGCGCGCGAGCTGCTCGCGAACAGCTCCGAGCGCATGGCCGCGCGGGTCACGAGGACGGCGAGCGAGCTACCGAAGAAGGCTCTGGTGTTCGTCGGCGCTGGGCCCGACGCGGTGAGCAAGATGACACCGGACAGCCGGGCGGCCCGCGTGATGTGGCGGGTGTTCTCGGCGGACCAACTCGACAAGCGGTTCGCCGCGCTGAACGCGGGGCGGCAGTCCAGCTCCTCGTGGCGTGGGCTGGGCCAGGCGCACAACACCCCGGAGTGGTATATCCCGATTCCGCCCGAGGTCGAGGACGACGTGAGGCGTTCGATGAGGAAGCGGCGCCAAGATTTCCTGACGCGAATCCAGATCAAAGAGTGAAGCGATGGGCGCAGAGAGAATCCTGTGCGTGACATGCAAAACGCCCCAACGATCGGGCGCGCTGTTCAACAGGATCGGGCTTTGCCCCACGTGCGTCGACATGACGATGGAGTTCGAGTGCAAGTGCTTCATGGAGAACGCCAAGGACGGAGACTTCGTCAAGGTCTGGTGGTCTCCAGCACGTCCCGGCAAGAGCACCACGGCGGGCTTCGTTCCACCGATGCCTTACATTCCGTGCCCAGAATGCGGGCGGTCGGATCGCATCCGGCGCATGTCCAGCGGCGGGCATGTGATGAGGATCGGAGCCGCCGACGTCGCGAGGATCGGAGCCCGGTCACAGATCGAAGAAAGCCAGACACACAAAGGAGTGAGCGATGATCGAAGGATGGGACAAGGGACCGAGGGACCGGACGAAGAAAGGGTCGATCGCGATCCACGAATGCGCTGACTGGATTCGTCGGCTCGGGCGCCAGGTGGTCATCGAGGTCATGGACCTCAACGGACCGAAGGGACAGGAGGCGAACTCAGACGAGGGCGTGGCCTACGCCGACTTGGTCATCGGAGAAGGCGCGACCGCTCACCGCTGCCAGCTCGGGCCGGTGCGGTATGGAAGATTCCTCACTGCTGCGAGTCCTCCAATGCTTCCAACTCGCGCCGACGCGTTGCGCGAGCAGGAGCGCAGGGGACGTGCGGCGGCGGTGTTCATCTTCGAGCAGCTCAAGGAGGCCCTGGCGTGACCGAGCTGGTTCGCACAGCTACCTGCATTGTCGAAGGACTGCTGTGGGCGGGTAGCGTCCGCTCCCTCGACCTTTGCACTCTGCTCGACCTCCAGGAGCAGGGCCTGCGCCGAGTCATCTCGGTGCTGCCCATCGGCAACAGGCCATGTGACCAGAGTGCCGAGTTCATCCGGCAACTCCTGGCCCGCCTCAAGCTCCAGCACCGCATCGTGGTCTCCGCCGACGACGCCGCGTTACCACCCGACTACGTGGCGCACGCCCTCGGTGATGACCTGGCCCCGACCCTGATCCACTGCAACGCGGGCCAGAACCGCAGCACGGCCCTTGCCGCTTGCTGGCTGATCCATCATCGCATCGGCGCGGGCACCCTACTAGATGCTGCTCGCGCTCTGTCCTGCATCATGGAGCAGCGCGCCCGCGACCTCGGCGCTGTTCCCCGACTCTGGCCCGCCATGCAGGCCAACGTCGAAGCCTTCGCGGCCTGGAAGGACGCACAACCATGACCGAGCTGGTTCGCAAGGGGACCGAGGTAGTCGGGGGCAAAACCGTCGACTACGAAATCCGCATCCGTCGCGACGGCACTCACTTCAAGTCGGTGTCGGAGGGCGGCTTCCTCCAATACATCTGCGAGGTTGAGAAGCCCGAGCCCGAGGACGACGAAGGATGATGCGCCACCAACCGGTGATGCACAGCGACAGCGGGGGCGCGGCGAAGAAGCAGCGCGGCGGCTACACGCAGCCATCGACGAAGCCGGGAGGGATGGCGAAGGCGCAGAGGACTCGCGGCGGGGTCGTCCACACCGTCGTCTGCAAACCGGAGAAGACCGTGGGCTCCGTCGCTGGCTTGGCGAGGGTCGAGCCCGAGAACGTGGCGCCGAAGGTCGGACGGAACGACCCATGCCCGTGCGGCAGCGGGCTCAAGTCGAAGCGGTGCTGCGCGTGACGACGCGGCCACTCGCCGACCTCCTTGCCGATTGCTGGCTGCGCGGCGGCACTCCGAACATGCTCAGGATGGGACCGGTTCAGACCCGACTGTATCGGCGATGGATTCAGAGCGGCGCACTCGCGACCGTGGCGAAGCGCAACCACGCCCGAGCGACCAAGGGAGCGCGGCGCAGGAACCGAGGGCGCGGCACGTTCGCGCGCTGCCGATGAATGAAGGCAACGAAGTCAAGCGAACCGTCGAGCAAGTGATGCGCGGCGGCAAGATCGTCCCGATGCGCGAGCTGCGGAAGGGCGACCGCTTCACGTATCGCGGCAAAGAGTGGGACGCGACAACCGACGCAAGCTGGTGCGAGTCGCACGAGTGTTGGGAAGTCAACGCCAGGGGGCCAGTGTGAAGCGCGGTGGCTATCTCAAGCGCAGCTCGCCGATGCTCCGAGGCGGGAGCGCGCTACGTCGAGGCGCACCGCTCAAGCGCGGCACCCCCATCAACCAGGTCAACGTCGAGCGCCTCGCTAGACGGCGGGCGGTCCAGTTCTCACACCAGTCGGACCGTTGCCACGAGCTTCCGTGCTGCGCTTGCGGGATCGAAGACGGCCACATCCAGGCGGCACATATCAAGAGTCGCGCGAGCGGTGGCAAGGACCGCGCCAATATCGTGCCTTTGTGCTTCGCTTGTCATGGTGCGCAAGGTCAGGAAGGAATCGACACGTTTCAGAGACGGCGCGAAATCGACCTGCAAAGGATCGCAGATGAGATTTGCGATCAACTCGAACGCGAGGGTGTCACATGGACCGAGTGATTTCCATCTGCAAAGTATGCAGGGAAAGTGACGTCCACGCGAAAGGACGTTGCGCAAGATGCGCCGCCTACTGGAGACGGACTGGTCGAGAGAGGCCAACAGATCGACTGCTCCTATTCGCCAGAGGCGAGAACCACTGCGCTTGGAAGGGAGACGACGCCAGCACGACTACGAAGCGCGAGAGAGCGCAGAGGATGTATTCACTCGGGTCGTGTGATGAGTGCGGAAAGGCTGCGCACGACAGGCATCATCGAGATAGCGACACCGGAAATAATGCACCCGAGAACATCGGGAAACTTTGTCGGCGCTGCCACATGGCCGAGGATGGCCGACTCGAAGCGTTCAGGAAACTTGCCAGGTCGAACGCTGAAAAGATGCGCAAGCCTCCTCGGAAGTGTCGGATCTGCCCGCGCATGACGACGGTCATCAGGAAAGGCAGATGCCATACTTGCGCGATGTATTACCGCAGGCGCGGTGTTGAGCGTCCGTCAATCCTGCATCGCGCGAGGGCGTGACGTGGTCGTGAGGTCCGTCCGCTCGGGCTGCGCCTACATGGGCGCCCCTGTCGGGACTGAGGCGTGTTCCAAGCCAGGCTGACGTCGCGGCTTCCAGGTGAAGGTCTTCGCCTGCACAAAGCTCGGGCGGGCCTCCTTCCGCAAGATCCCGGGCAGCGCGACCCCCGCGTGTGAGGGGTGTCCTCACTTCTCGTCTGCCAAGTGAGGCAGATGGGGGGCCCGTGATGTATGCTCCCGGGAGAACCAATCTCCTGAGGAGGAACCATGGGCGCCAAGACTTACAATCGGGACAAGGATCCCGATACCAACGCGACCCCCATCGACATCACCTACGATGGCGCGGAGACCCCGACGGCCGAGGCACCGCTCGCGGTTGGCACGACCGGCGAAGCCGCCATCACGGTGCTCGCCGACGCCGACGAGAGCGGCGGCATCGACGTCCAGCCGCTCTACACCGTGAGCCTCGTCCCCGTCATCGACGCGGCGGCTCCCGGCGGGCAGCGGCTGACCGTCACCGTCACGCCCATCCTGGGCGGAGGCGGCAGCGGCACGCCCCTGGTCTTCACTGCCCCTCACCCCGAGACGATGGACGCGTGGCAGACCGCAGCCGGTCGGCCGCAGCAGGTCTAGCTCAACCGACCGGGGCCCTCGCCGTGGTTCCGCGCCTCTAACGGCGAGGGCCTCCGTCCTGCGGAGGCCCAATGCCCATCCCCGAGCCGAGGTCTGGCGAGTCGGAGCAAGACTTCGTCTCGCGGTGCATCCCCACTCAGGTCGAGGAGGGCAAGTCGCAGGAGATCGCGGCGGGCATCTGCTTCTCGACCTTCCGCGAGGCGGCGCGGACAAGGCTGCGCACGTCGGCGCGCAAGCTCAACACGCGCCTAGCTGAGCGCGTCCACCGTCCAGAAGACCGGAAGCGAAAGAAGAAGCGATGAGCCTGCCCGTTCTGGAGCTGTCGGGAGTAGCCCACGGGCTCAAGCTCATCGAGGCGGGGATGCCTTCGGGCGTCGTCGTCGAGAAGCCGACCGACTACGCGGGCAAGTCGTTCCGGTTCGCCGAGGGCGACGGCTTCCGCTCGGTCCAGTTCGGTGCGGCGGTTGGTCCCTTCCGTAGCCTGATGGCGCTGCCGCCTCACATCATCCACGGCCTCGACACCGCGAGGCTACGGGAGCTGGGCGACGCGCACGACCTCTACATCGTGGAGATGAGAGGCACCGCGAAGATGCGCGAGGAGAGCGACGACGAGCCCGAGGGCGGGATGCACTGGCACGAGGCGGACCGCGAAGCAGGTCAGACCCTCCCGGGTGAGCCGAGTTGGCATCGCCACGTCTTCCTCGTCACCGACGAGATGGAGCTGGAAGGCGGGGCGGTCATCCCGGCGGGCTCCCTCATCTTCACCGAGCTGGACGGCGGCCACCCGCACGCCATCGCCGAGGGTGGCAACGCCACCGAGGAAGACGGCCCGCACGGCCACGCGGTGAGGATCCTCCTCCCGAGCGGTGAGGTCTTGGAGCTGGCGACCACCGAGGGTGGCGCCCATCCCCACCAGCTCATGGTCCGGCGCACCGGCCTCGACGGCTTGCACGGCCACGACTTGACCATCGGTGGCGTGCGCCTCACGTCCCTCACCCCGGCCCAGTTCGCAGAGCTAGAGCAGGGCGACGACGACGAGGGCGAGGTAACGGACCCCAGCTAGTGAGGAGAAAGTGAGGGGGCGGCCTTGTAGTCGTCGGTGGGGTCGAGTAGCTTCTGAGGCAGAGGGCGGGAGGCCCAGCTTTGACCATGTCGGCCACAGCGCGCAAGAACATCGCTTCACTCCGGGGCGGCGGTGAGGGTTCGCCCAAGCCGCCCGCCCCGGTGTTTTTGGTGAACCGCTTCAAAGACAACCTCCCGATGGCCTTCGACGGTTTCCGCGAGGGGAGCGGCGACGAGAAGACTGGCAAACTCGTCGAGATCACCATCATCAAAGCGGGCGTGTCCCTCAACGGACTCGACTACCTGCCTTCGACGCTGAGGGAAGCGGCCACGCTTTTCGAGGGCGTCCCCATCTACGCCTTCAAGTTCGGCAAGACCATCGGCGACGAGAAGAAGCTGAGCCATCTCCCCGAGCAGGCGAAGACCCGGCGCGGGAACTTCGGCAACCAGGTCGGGGTCATCAAGGAGAGCTGGTGGGACGAAGCCCTCCAGTCCATCCGTGGGCTCGTCGCGATCTTCGACGGCGACACCCGGACCAAGCTCAAGAACGCGTTTGACCAGAAGCTGATCGGCAGGGGCGTCAAGGAGCCCGCGTTCGGTCTGAGCATCGACGCGGCAGGACTCAAGGAAGGCGCGGGCGTCACCAAGATCGTCCGGCCCGAATCAGTGGACATCGTTAAGAAGGCTGCCGCCGATGGTGCCTTCGACCGACTGGTGGCATCGGCCACCGAAACAGAGGAGCTGGACATGGAAGCCAAGGAAGTCACCGCGCTCATCGAGACCGCGCTCGCGGGAAACAACACCAACCTGCTCAAGCTCCTCAAGGAGCAGGGCGACGAGGAGGGCAACGGCGACGGCGGAGACGCCCTGAGCGGCCTGCGGAAGATGCTGGAGGGCGCGAGCCCCGAGGATCAGCGCACCCTCGCCACCCGCGTGCTCGCCATGTTCAAGGAGATGGGCCTCACCGAGGCCAGCCCCGAGGAGAAGAAGCGGGAGCAGATGACCGAGGCTCTCAGGGGTTTGATGGCAAAGCACGCCAAGGACCCGAAGGCGCTGACCGAGGCGGTCGGCCAGCTCGTCGAGGCGAGCGACGAGCCCGAGGACGCCCGGGACCAGAAGCTCAAGCTGCAGGACCGGCAGCTCCGCGAAATGGCCATCAGTCGGGTGCTCGACACCCTCACCCTCAAGGAGGGCCGCACGTTCGTCGACATCGACGACGCCATCGCGCTCGCCGACCTGACCAAGGTCAAGGTGTCCGAGGACTACTCCGAGGTGGCCGGACTGCTCGAAGCGATGGAAGCCCTCGCCGAGAAGAAGCCCCACCTGCTCAAGCCGATCGAGGACCAGACCAAGGTGACCTCGAAGGAGGGCGCCGACGAGGGCGCGGCGGCCACGGCGCACGGGAAGAAGCCCGCGCCGCGCGGCCAGGAAGTCATCCTCCGGGAGGACGCGGACGACGACGACGGCCCGACCGTCAAGGGACTCGAAGCCGACCTGGCCGCCATCGACGAGCGGCTGAAGAACGGCACGGCCATCGACGCCGACCTGGTCCGCCGGGCCCGGATCGGATCGCAGCTCAAGCGGGCGCGTAGCGCCTAGCCAGACCACGGAAACCAACCGGCCCGAGACGGCCACGTAACGCGAGAGAAGAAACTCAAGCAGGGAGAGAATCATGGCCGTTGGACAAAAGGTCACTTACCAGGACGTCCAGGAAATCATGGAGATGATCGCCCCGGGCGTGGCGTTCCAGGTCCAGGACGAGTCGCAGTTCCTTCAGGCGATCGGGTTCCCCGGGCGCATGGGCAACACCTTCGACGTGGACCACAACCACATGGAGAAGCGACTCAACGCCAACTCGGCGACGGTCGTGGGTGCCCAGGCCGGGGGCGACACCACCATCGAGTTGGTGGCGGGCCAGGGTAACAACTTCCGCATCGGCCAGATCCTTCAGGCCGACGGCTCGCGTGAGCTGATGCGGGTGGTCGGACCGATCGTCGCGAACGAGGTGGAGGTCGCGCGAGCGCACAACACCACCCCCGCGACGGCCATCGCCGACGGCGAGACGATCACCCGCGTCGCCTGGCCGCAGGTCGAGAAGGACCAGGGCGGCAACCCCGAGGCGAACATCCGCCAGCAGCGCGACAACTTCACGCAAATCTTCCGAGGCGAAATCTGCGTGAGCACGTCGCGGAAGAAGGTGAAGAACAAGGGCGAGATCATGGACGAGGTCCGTGAGCAGCTCACCACCCTCCAGCGCGACAAGCTGCGCGACCTCGCCCGCGCGTCGCTCGTCGGCAAGCGGTCGGGCACCCCGCGCGGTGACGACACCACCCCGCGCGAGATGGACGGGCTCATCCAGCTCATCCTCGACGGGGCGACGGCGCCCCAGGGTGACCCGGTCATCGTCAACGCGGCCCTGGCGCCGCTCGACATCAGCCTGCTCGACGACCTGCTCGGTCAGTGCTGGGAGCGCGGCGGTCGGCCCGACGCCCTCCTGATGAACACGTTCCAGCTCGAACGGCTGGCGCAGACCATCGAGGGTCGCCGCCGCTACACGTCGACCGAGTCGAAGGCGGGCGGTCGGGTTAACGAGTTCGTGAGCAAGCACGGCGGAAACATCCGGGTGTTGCCCGCCGACATCTTCGTCCCGAACGACATCGTTCTGGCGCTCGACACGCGCAAGCTCCAGATCGTCAAGCTCGGCACCGGGAACCAACTGTTCGAGGTCTTCGAGCAGGGCAAGCGCGGAACCGCGGACGAGATCGTCTTCGAGATGGAGGTGACCCTCGAAGCGAAGAACGCGGTCGACGGCGGCCACGGTCTTCTCCAGGGTCTCGCCCGCGTCTAGCGAGCGGGGTGAGTGATTCGCTGGCCCCGGTGCTGTGCCGGGGCCAGTTGTCCATAGTCGAAAAGTGAAGCGAGCGAAACAGATGAACAAGCGCAGGTATTACTTCAAGCTGGCGTATCCCTTCTCCCTCCCGGGTCGTGTCCAGATCCGGGGAGACGAGAACGGCGTGTGGTGGACCGAGGATCCAAAGCTCGCCGAGAAGATCGCCATCTGTCACGGCACCACCGCCATCAGCTCCGAGCGTATCGCCGCGCTCGAAGCGCTCAGGGGAAAGGGCACGCGCGTCGGAGACGACTCCGACACCGGGCGCCTTCCATCACCCGCGCCGGTCGTCTCGACCCTCGACCCATCCGAGGACGAGGACGAAGACGCGGTGGACTGCGAGGGGTGCGGTGACGGAACCCCCGCCACCGGCCAGGACGACAACGGCGTCCCGCTCTGCGATGGGTGCCTCGAAGAGTCCCTGGTCCTGTGCGAGGCCAAGGACTGCGACGAGTCGGTGACGCGCCACGACAACGGCGACCCCATGTCCGTCTGCGCCAAGCACGCCGAGGGGGACGAGGGCAGCGAGAGCGACGGCGAGGAGGCAGGTAGCACCATTAGCCCAGACGCCCCGGACCCCGAGCCCGACGGCCCGGAGATGGTGAACGACGCCGACATCGACGCCATGACCCAGGCGGACCTGCGCGAGCTGCTCAAGGAGTGGGGCGTCGAGGTTCCGCCCGAGGACGTCACCATCGCCGACCTGCGGGCGGCGGCCCACGGCGCGCTGCCGGAACCGGCGACCGACGCGGGAGCGTAACCCATGAGCATCCCGCGTCGGCACCCCATCGTTGAGGTTGGCGACGCGGGAGCCAGCGGGCAAAGCACCAGCGACAAGCTGGGCCGCTACTCGGCCTGGAGGACGAGCGGCATCCGCGACGAGGTCAGCGACCGAGGCGCGCTCTACCTCACCTTCGCGCCCAACGGCGCCAACGTCGATATGAGCGTGTTCCGGTTCCTGGAGCGCCAACCGGCGGACCTCGTCGCCGAAGTCCTCAACGCCCCGGTGGGTTCGCCGACGACCCCGGTCAGAGTGACGGCGGTGCCCGTCGGCCTCTCGCGCCTCACCGTGAGCACGCTGGTCGAGGACAACGCCGCAAGCTCGGGCGTCACCATCTGGGTTCAGCTCGCCACGCTCGACGACCTCAAGGAACGCGAGGGGGACGTCGATGCTTTCTTCACGGGATCGGCTGCGCTCTGCCCCTTCGAGACGATCAGCCGGGCGTGTATGCGCCAGCTCTACCTGAACATCCAGTCCCTGTTCCCCCCGCCTCAGCGGTCGGCGCCTCCCCTCAGTCTGCGCGGGGCGGGACCCAGGCAGGTCGCGGGTCGGCGCGGTCTCCCCGACCTCGACGCCACGGACTTCTGGAGCCTCAACCCCGAGGGCGACTGGGAGCTGGTGGGCCTCCAGAACATCAGCGACTTCAAAGAGTGGGCCATCGCCTGGAGCCTCGGCCTCATTTGGAAGCGCAAGGCGGGCGGCGACAACGATGAGATGCTCAAGCGCTCGAAATCCTACTTTGAGGAGGCTTCCGACCAGTTCTCCCTCCTCCCCTTCCTGGCCGACTTTGACCGGGATGGGACACCGGAAAGAGAAGTGAGGCGGACCACCCCCCTTATTCGCCGGGGGTAGCTGCTAGGCTAGGACCATGCTCACGTTCGAGTTCGTTGATGAAGGGCTTGCCGAAGCTCTGAGGGACCTCCCTCAGAACGTGGCGGGTGCCATCGAGAAGACGGTGAGGGACACCACCGCGCGGGCTCGGAACATCGCCAAGTTCAAAACCCCGGTGGACTCGACCAAGGCCATCAACGGCTGGCGCATCCGCTTCGAGGAGAACGGACAGCGCGGCGTGTTCTTCAACGAAGTCCCTTACATCAACGTGCTGGAGTTCGGAGGCTACCCAGTCCGGCGGGCCAGCGCGGGCGCCTCACCCGGCACGCTGCGACGAGGGCGCGCGGTTCTCGGCGGGCTGCCCCCGGGTCCGAGGACGCAGCGCGCTCCCGGCGGCGAGCCTCCGATGCGCAGCAACGTCAGCAAGCAGGCGCCGCGCGGCATGGTCCGCTTCACCCTGCAAGAGATTGAGCCCGCGTTCCTCTTCGACCTTTCCGAAAACATCGACCAGGCTCTGGTGGCCTGATGCCCATGGTGCTCGACGTCGACCTGGAGCGGAGCTGGCTCGACGAGCTGGTGGAACGTCTCGATACCGAGACGCTCGCCATCGATCTGCCTGGCCTGATCTTCAGGGCCAAGGCGCGGAACCGCTGGGTCGAGCCGAGGCTACTCAACCGCTTCCCAAGTGAGGCGGACCTGCGCGCACCGTGGGAAGACCTCACCCTCCAGGTGAGGTGCTTCGTCAAGGTCGAGGCCAAGGGCGAGCGAGCCCTAACGCTGAGCGAGGTCGTCGATGAGGTTCTGGGGATCATAGACCCCAGGCGCCGCACGGCCAAGAACCTCGCGGGCATCATCAGGATCCGCGACTGCGACGGAATTGAGGTAGGCATCCTCCAGTGCCGCCCGGTGTCGGAGCGTCGTGCGTATAATCAGCAAGTCAACATCAGGGGAGACGACCTCGCAGGACTGGACGTCGCCATCCTCACCGTTCCATGTAAGCTGACCTCGGCTGAGGTCTGCGGGTAACAGAGGGAGAGAGCCATGCCCGGCGTTAAGAACATTCGACAGGGGCGGATCCGCATCCAGAGTGGCGACCCGATCCCGTTGGAGAAGATCACCGAGTTCACCCAAGGGGACTTCACGTTCACCGAGAACTTCCCCACCAACATCATCCGCGACCGTGGGCGAATCCGCGAGATCAACGCGGGCGACGAACAGCCGGTGGATTGGTCCTTCTCGGCCACGTTCATCCGCGAGTTCCTCCACCGGACGCTGAGGGACAAAATCTTCGACGGTCTCGCGGAGACCATCGGCGGCCTGATCCCGGCGGCGGTGAACACGAACGTGCTTCTCACCTACGCCTACGAACAGAACAGCTTCCAGCTTGCGGCGACGGAGCCCGGCGTCAAGCTCGCGGTTCCCGGCACCCCGCCGGGCGCGGTGGACGAGTTCTCGGAGGAGCCCAGCTTGGGCTTCGACATCGAGGGCGTCCTTATCGTGCAGAAGGGAGGCGCGGGCCCGGGGTCCGGCGGCTTCAACGTCCAGCAAGCGGCGGGCGACGTCGACCGCGACGTCGTCTACGACGCGGTCGGCCAGACGACGCTGGTGCTCCCCGGCTTCCCGGCCGACTGCTCCGGCGGGCGCAAGACGTTCAAGCTCATCCTCGACATCTTCGACGCCTGCAACCCGCCCGACTTCGCGGACCCGACGGTCGGCATCATCGAGGTCAGCTACGTCGTGGATAACGCGTTCCTCACTTCGGACACCTTCGCCGAAGCGGACGACGCGGACACCATCAGCTTCACCGGCCAGGCCCTTCCCCTGAACGGCAAGGTGCGGATCGTTCCGGGTGGCGAGCCGTAGGCCGACGACCCCCTCACCTTTTCTGTCGACTTCTTCTAGTGGGTAGCGGGCCCGCCTCTTAGCCGAGGCGGGCCCGTTGTGTATAGTGAGGACTCACATCAACGAAGCGAGAGTGAAGCGATGAAGATCCTCGGCGCCTCAGGCATCGACCTGAGGGAAATCAAGGTCCCTATCGGCAAGCGAGCTGGCAAGGTCGTCGAGTTGACGATGCGGCCGGTGAAGCTCAGCAAGCTAATCGAAATCGAGGCGGCCATCCTGAAGCCTGTGCCGCCCTCGACCGGTGAGACCCAGAAGGACCCGAAGACCGGCAAGGCCCTCAAGCGGAATGGTCGCCCGCTGATGGTGAGGGACGGGCGGGACGAGAAATACCTGGAGCAGGTCGTGCTCCGGTCGACGGCGGTGAACGTCGCCACGGTCCTCGCGGGCCTCGGCGATCAGATCAGCGACCTGCCCAAGCGGACGGATGAGCAAACGGCACAAGCCTACTGGCTCGGCGTCCTGGACAAGCTCACCGACATGGGCATCGACACCGGCATCTTCCAGAACCTCGTCGCGGCCTCCGACGACCTGAGCGCCCCTCTGTCGAATCTCGAAATCCTGATGATGAGGAAGGCCCTCGGGACCGAGAAGGAGTCCCCAGCCCTCACCGAGGATGACGAGCAGAGCATCGGCGAGGCCATCGAGAAAGAAGAGGCAGCCTCGGGAAAGTCCGAGGGGGTCGGCGCTCCCTCCTCTACTACAAGCTCCAAGCCACCGAGCGCCTCCGCTGGCTCACCCCCGAACGATTCGACGAAGGAGAGAGAGGAGAACAGGCAGCCCTCATCGTCTACGCTATAGAGCGTAGAAGGCAAGACCTCGAAGACTTGGGTGAGGTGGTTGAGCGAGCCTTTGGGCGTGTGCTGGCGCAAGCGTTCGGTAAGAGTGAGGAAGCAGGAGAAGAAGGGATCCGGACGGAGTCGGCAACCTACATAGGACACGACCCGAAGACCGGAGCGAGGACCGAGGCCAATGGCAACAGCCGAACTCAGAGGAGTCATCAGCGGCGACGCTAGTGAGTTCGTCGCGGCCTCGACTCAGGCCCAGCGATCCCTGGGCGCACTCGGCAAGACCGGGGCGACGGTCGCCACGCAGCTCCAGAATGTGCTGGGAGGAACCGGGACGCAGCGCGATGCGCTCGGTCGGTTCACGAAGAACGCAGGGAAGGCTCGCGACGCGCTCGGGCGTTTCAAGAAAGAAGGCGCGGCGACTTCCTCCATCTTCTCCAAGCTGCGCAACACGCTCGGCAAGGTGGGGAGGTCGGCCATCGACGCGGGCAAGTCGGCGGCCTCTGCGTTCCGTTCGGCTGGCGGAATCCTCAAGGACATCGCGATCGGCGCCACTGCGGTTGTTGCTGCGCTAGCCGCGATCGGCGGCGCGGCGGTCGTGAACTTCGCCAAGTTCCAAACCGCCTTTAGCCAGGTCCGCACCCTGGTCGACGAGTCGCAGGTCGACGTCCAACTGCTGAGCGACGGCGTGCGTGAGCTGTCGGTGCGGTTCGGTGTCGACGTCACCGAGGCGACGCGAGCGGCCTACCAAGCGATCAGCGCCGGGCAGGACCCCGCGAACGTGGTGAACTTCCTCGCCACCGCCTTCGAGAATGCGGCGGCTGGTGCGGCCACCGTAGTCGAGTCGGTCGACCTTCTGACCTCGGCCCTTAACGTGTTCGAGTCACAAGGGCTCACCGCTGAGCAGGCGTCGGACATCCTGTTCAAAACTGTCGAGCTTGGCAAGACGACCATCGCCGAACTCGCGGCGAGCTTCGGCCAGGTTGGACCCATCGCCGCTGCCGCCGGGGTGAGCTTCGCCGACCTCGGCGCCGCGCTCGCGACGACGACGGCCCAAGGCTTGAGCACTGCCGAGGCGTCGACCGCAATCAAGGCGGCCATCGCCGGGATCGTCAACCCGGCTAAGGGGGCTGCTGGCGCTCTCGAAAGCATCGGCGTCAGTGCGCGGAGTCTCAGAGAGGAGGGCCTGGTCGCGACGTTCGAGAGGATCGGCGACGCGACCGGCGGGGCCATCGAGAACATCGTAAGGTTCCTCCCCAACATCCGTGCGGTCAACGCGGCGGCGATCCTCGCGGGTAGTGGCCTCGACAAGTTCAGGGCGGCGGCTGAAGGGACCTCGGATTCAACCGGCGCCGCGTCGCGCGCCTTCGAGAAGCTGGTAGCCGACATTGCCCGAACGTTCAGCATCATCCGCCAGACTCTGACGGACACCTTCCGCCAGATCGGCGAAGCCTTGACGCCGATCGTCGGTCAACTCGGCAACGTGTTCAGCGCGTTCGCTATGAACACGCGCACAGAGGTCATCGCCCTGACTCGCGTTCTCGGCGCTCGGTTCGCTGACGCTGGGGACTCGATCGAGGATTTCGAGGCGACGGTGAGCAGCTCGGGCGGCGCGATCAGTCTCGGGCTGAGCGCCGTGAGCGCCGTGCTGGAAGGTCTCGCCGACGCATTCAATTCGGTCGCCCGCCCCGTCGGCGCCATCGCGGCGTCGTTCGAGTTCCTCGCCACCATCCTCAAGTCCGCGCTCCTGTCGGTCGTCTCGCTTGTCACGATCGCGCTCAATGGGCTGCTACAGATCATCGTGGGAATCCCCGAGGCGCTCATCCGTCTCGTCTCCACGGTCGCCGACTTCATCCCCGGACTCGACGGCCTGGTCAAGAGCCTCGACAAAGCGAGCACCGGACTCAAGGACATCCGCGACGAGGCGCAAGCCTTCTCGGATTCTCTGGAGGAGTCGCAAGAGGCGGCGGTAAAGGCTGCTGAGGAGTTCGACTTCTCTGCCGTGTTGAATGAAAGTGCGAAGGCGGTGCGTGAAGTTGGGACCAGCTTCGCGGAAGCCGCCAACGATGTCGAGGACTTCGGCGAGGAAGTCGCAGCGGCAGTGCGCGAGGCGCAGGCCCGGGGCGAGATCGTGCAACTCGGCAGCGACCTCAAGACGACGGCAGCCGAGGCGAAGGGCGCAGCCGAAGCACTCACCGAGTTGGGCGAGGCTGGAGCCGGGGCGACCGCCGGGCTCAACGCCGCGACGACTGCGACCACCGGACTGAGTCAAGCTCTCCAGGGGATCGCAGGCGGAAGCTCAGAGGCGGCGCGCGGGCTCGCCGACCTCGGGCCTAAGGCGATGGAAGTCGCCGAGGCCATCGCGGGGATCGGGGCGGCTCAGACCGATGAGCAAGCCTTGGCCCGGCGGCAGGAAGCCATCGCGAACCTGATCGCGGCGGCGGATGCCGAACTGTCCAAAGCCATCACTGCAGCTCGCGACCGGGGCAGGGAGCAGCTACAGGAAGCGGAAGCGAACCTGCGCGCAGCCCAGGCGACCGCACAGGAAGCGGCTGGGACCGAAGTCTTCGCCGCTGCGTTCCGGGAGGAGCGCCGCGCAGCCGACGACCTTGAGGCCACGGTTCGCAGCGTTAACGATGCGTTCAACGCCCAGCGCGCCTTGGCGCGCGAAGTCTTCGACTCGGTCATCCAAGACATCGGTGGGATCGATGGCGCGCTGGAGGTCTTCCGCACGGACTCCATCGCCAAGGCTGCGACAGCCGGGCGGGCGACCACGGCAGAGGCACGCCGCGTGTTCGACAGGGAAGTGGCCCGGCTGCGTGAGGCGCGGGCCGCTTCGGAAATCGAGGACGTCGCCTTCTTCGATCAGCTCAATGCAGCACGCGCCCGGCTCAACCAAACCGTGGAGGATGCTGGCGACACGTTCGAGCGGGCGCGCGACCAGGCCGAGGCTGCCTTCGACCTCGGCACTCAGACGGCATCGGTCAACGAACTCGCAGACGCTCTCACCGGTCCGTTCGCCGAGGCGGTCCAGCAAGCGCGCGAGGATGCCGAGACGTTCGGCTTCAGTCAGGAGGAGTTGAACGAGGCCCTCAAGGGGATCGTCGAGCAGTCGGAGGAGACGGGCGAGAGCGTTGTGGACCTCGCCGAGGACTTCGAAGACCTCGGCGAGTCGGCCAAGGACGCAGCGGCGGACCTCAAGGAGTCGGCACGCATTGCCGAGGAAGCGGCCACCAGCTTCGAGAACGCGTCCGCTCGGTTGACTCAGGCGCAGAGCTTCGCAAGAACCGGTGTCGGCGTGCGGTCAGGTGGCGAGACCCAGGCGCAGGTAAACGCGCGGTTCGGCGGCCTGCGGTTCGGCATCCAACAGCAGCCCCGGACCACGGGCAGGCGCAGCATCACGGGCCGGGCTATCAGCGAGTCGGGACAGATCGCGCCGCGCGGCATCCTGAGCTTCGACCTCGGTGGCCCGGTGCGGACCGACCAGCTCGCGCGCCTCCAGGCTGGCGAGACGGTCCTCAGCCGCTTCGACACGGCGGCCCTTCGGTCGATCCTCGGCAGTCGAGGCGGCGGCGCAGCCACCAACATCATCAACGTCTCGCCGACCTTTAATATCGAGGGCGGGAACGCAGAGGACAACCGCGCGATGGCCCGCAGCCTCATCCCGGAGATCACTCGGGCGGTAGACCTCGGAGTGGTCGGGAAGGGGGTGCTGTGAGCTGGACCTTCACCAACTTCCAGACCGGCCTGACCATCACGGTTCGCAACCCCGAGCCCGGTGACACGCACCGCTTCGAGCGGCGGCAGGCGAGCGGCGAGACGGAAGGCGGCAGGCAGTTCACGCAAGACCTGGGCATCACCGATGAGTTCCTCGAAGGGAGCTGGGCGGCGCTCAGCCGCTGCGAGAAGGACGACCTGCTCCGCTTCTTCGAGTCGGTGAAGTATCGGGCGCTCAGCTTCCGCCTGGCGACGACCGACGGCGGCGCGCATATCCCGTTCGGGTTCAACCCGGCGAACTCCATCAACCGCGTGCGCCTCGACCAGTCGCGGCTGGAGTTCCGCCACATCCTGAACGACGCGGCGCGGCGCGGCGTCGACGAGCGGTTCGAGACGACGATGCGCTTCCGGTTCGTGCCGCTCCCGACGGTCGAGGTTTCAGACGTCATAGACATCGCGGACAATGTCATCATCGCGTTCAATGACGTCCTTCAGGCGTCGGCCAACGATTCGGTTTCGGTTAACGACAGCGTGGTATCGGCGGTCCTCTCCTGATGGAAACTCACAAGCTGGCGATCCTCTGCGCCCCGTTCCGCAAGCGATCGGCCGGAGACATTACGCGCATGAAGCGCGCGAAGTCCGAACTCCTCAAGCGGGGCTGGCTCCCCATCTTCCTGCCCGACACCTTGGTGGACGTGCTCGACGACGACGACGACGAGCAGCGCGTGCTCGCGGTCGCGGCGTCGTCTTTCTTCTGCCGGACGATGGCGGACTTCCCCGACGCGGAGATGGTTGTCGTCGGTCTCCACATGACCGTGGGGATGCGCTCAGACGTTGCGTCCTGGCTCGACGCTGGAGGCCCGGCGCCGAGGAACATCGCGGACGTCATCTTCAACGGCGAGAAGGAGGAGGTAGACGATGGCGGCAATCACTGAGCTGCGTGAAAGGTGGGCTCCCGTCGCTGGCTTCGGAGGATTCTACGAAGTGAGCGACAGGGGGCAGGTGCGTAGTCATCATCGCGGCGGGCGGCCCTTGCGGATCATCTACCGCAAGAGAGACGATCGTCCGTATGTGAACCTCTGTGCCCACGGCGAGCGGAAACTCAGAGCGGTGTATCACTTGGTGCTCGAAGCATTCGTCGGTCCCTGCCCAGATGGTCTTGAAGCGTGCCACGAAGATGGCGACGTTCGGAACAACTGCCTGCAGAATCTGAGATGGGACACGAAGGCGGCCAATGAGGCGGACAAACTCAGGCACGGCACCCGATCGCGCGGAGAGCGTCACGGAATGTCGAAACTGGAGCCTCAGGACGTGAAGATCATCAGAAGCCAACAGCCACAGGACTGGAGCGCCGCCAAGGAATTGGGCGAGGCATTCGGCGTCGACCCAGGAACGATCCTACACATCTGGTCGCGAAAGACCTGGAGGCACATCTAGATGGCCGCGACTACGCAACTTCGCGTGCATCACGGAGCGAGCCCCGGCCTCGGTGTCGACGTCAGCGGCCAGACCCTTCGGTTCAAGCAGGCCGACGATGACATCCAAGACGATCAGAACCCGGTGCCCGTCCCGGACATCGGAGTCGCCTTCTCCTTCCGCAAGAGCTTCAAGCTCGCGGCGACCGTCGCCCCCGATAATCGCATCTTCAACCTGCGCATCTTCACGCTCGGGGAGTCGCTCGGCGTGGGGCGGGAGGTCTTCTTCGCGCGCTCGAACAGCTACGTCCAAGCGACGGCGGCGGACCTCACCGGGGCGATCGGTTCCACGAACCTCGACGCCTTCACCCCCACGGCGCCCGAGGTCATCCAGGCGGGCGATGTCATCCTCGGCACCGACGCCATGCCGTTCGACGGCGGGGCCCGCCAGGACTTCTCGATGTTCCAGCTCCGGCACGAGGACACCGCCATCCAGGGCGACGCGGCGGCGGCCAAAACCCTCGTCATGCGCTACGACGAAAAGTAAGGACTTACGCATGAGAGCCTCAGAGCCCCGTGACGTGAGGATGCCCCACGAACGACGAGACACCGGCAGCCCCCTCACATCGCCTCACCCGGCCCGCCCCAGGGACTACGCGGGGTCAGCGCTCTACGAGCCGTGCCCGTGCGGGGGGTGCGGCGGGCCGGACGCCTCTCGGCCTCTCTTCGTCGGACCGGTGAGGCCCAGGCCCCAGGACCCCACCCGCTTCGGCGGCCTGCGGTGAATGAGGTTCGTTGGGCCCTCCTCATGCCGGACGGGAAGCTCATCGAAGGTGAGGGGCAGGACGCTCCCGGCGGCCTTCGGCTGAGCAACTTGGCCGAGGACGCGGTGGCGGCCCGCTTCGTCAGGGGGAGCACCGACGTCTACATCGCCGGACCGGTCGACCTGCATTGGTCGGTCCAGAAGGTTCACGCCATTGGACCCGACGGCGCAACCGCGCGCCTCACGTCGACCAGTCGGGCGCTTGTCTTGCGCAGCCTCGACGAAGACGCGCGAGTGTTCATCATGCCTGACGGCGCGGTGAACATCGCCCGGACTGTCGAGCAGGCGGGCGTCGCCTACGAAGCAATCACCCGCGCGCTGTTGAGGTCGAGGGTGTGACGAAGTGAGGGGCGTGGCCCATTGCCAGATGTGTGACTTGACGTTCGCCTACGGGACACCCGATGGTAGACCGATCCGCTGCCCCAAGTGCAAGTGCAAGCGGAAGGCGAAGGCGAAGCCGAAAGCGAAGTGAGCGATGGCAGCGGTCATCACCGACGTTCAACCGAGGAGCTTCCGGGCGGGAGACGACATCACCGTCACCGGCTCGGGGTTCTCCACGCTGTTCGCCGACAACCGCGTGTCCATCCAGTTCCTCAACGCCCCTCTGGTCAGCTCGACCGACACGGTCATGGTCTGCACCGTCCCGGCGGGCATCCCGACGGACGAGCAGGTCGGCGTCATCGCCAGCCGGATCGACACACAGATTGCTTCGGAGCCCTTCACGGCGTGGAGCCTCGCGAGCCTCGACGCCATCCGCGACCTCGACCTGTCCGGTCAGGTGCCCGGCCCGCGCGAAGCGGCGCATCTCGATGTCGACGTGGCGGACATCGCCCAGGCGCGCGACTACGAACGCATCGCGTCGCACGCGCTCAGGATTGCTAACGAAATCCTCGGGAGCCCCGGCGACATCTTCACAAGCGACGGGAGCCTCCCGGTTCCGTTCCCGATCGGCGGCGGTGGGCTGGAGCTTCACGCGCGGCCGTCGGAGCCGCTCGACCTTCGATGGGAGGCGGCGAGTCGCTGGCTCACATTCCGATACGGTCTGCGTTTCCTGGACTCTCAAAACATCATCAACATGATCGGGAACGGGTCACCGTTCTCGCTGACTGCCTTCAACGTGAACGGTGAAGAGCATGGCGTTCCCTTCGAAGGGAACCTGACTCGGGTGATGGTCGCCGTGCTCGAAGAGGAGGTCCCCGGCGACTCGCTCGACCGGGTGCGCGTCATCGTCAATGGGGCATCGGTTCACGACTCAGGCGCCGGACTCGGGCTCGGGGAGGGAGACGCCTACGTCGCCACCTTCTCGGCTCCCGTCAGGAACCCCGAGCGCGTCACAATCGAAGCGACGAAGCTAGGGAACAACGCGCAGATGAGCATCATCGGCATGGTCAAGCTACAGGAGACGACGAGCGTGTTCGTGTCGGATACCATCTTCGTTGACGACGACGTGCAAGTGACCAAGACCGGAAACCAGGCGGCGGCTGCGGCCATCGCGATCAGCGTGAGCGACGTCGCCACGGCGGCGCTGAGCTGATGGCCGCCCTCGTCCAGACGATCAGCCCAGGCCGCGCACGCGCAGGCGAAACCGTCACGATCAACGGCAGCGGCTTCGGGACCTTCGGCCACAACATCGTGCGCATGGACGACGGGGGCGGGCCGGTCACGATTCCCGGCGCCGACACCCTGGACATCGACACGTCTACCATCCAGGTCGTCGTCCCCGCTGGCCTCGTCCGCGACCGCTTCATCGAGGTCGAGGTCGAGAACACCGAGGACAGCACGACCGCCATCTCCTACCTCTACTCGCAGCTCACGCTGACCGAGCTGGAAACGGATCGGCTCCCCGGGAAGAAGCCAGGGTTCCGCGAGGCGACCATCACAACGGCAGGAGTCCCCGACGAAGATGAGCTGGTGATAGAGGCCAAGGACTTTGACCGGCTGTCGGCCAAGGTCGAGAGCCTCCAATACGACAACCTCACGACGCTCGGCGACCTCGCCCCGCGAGGACCGGCGCAGGGGCTTCGCCGCATCCCGATCGGCACCGACGGGCAAAGGTGGTTCCGAGACGAGAACCTGGGCGGCCAGTGGAAGACGCTGGAGCCCGACGTAGTTTGGTGGGCGGGACAGGTTCCGGCGGCCACGGTTACAGAGCTGTTCCTCGCCACCCAAGTCCTTGGGAGCTTCGATCTTTCTGGACCGTCAAGGACCGAGCAGATCGCGCCCAAGACCGGTCAGCTTGCGCTGCTCCAGGTCCACGTTACCGACGACTCGGCGGGGGCGACCTCGCGCATCTCGCGCGTTCGCATCCTCGTCGAGGGCGTCGAGGTCTTCGACTCCCTGAGCTTGCCCGTCGGTCAAGATCCGTTCATCCCAGAGAACGGCCACTGGACGCTGGCCCCCTTCATCAACGTCACGGAGAAGGACGTCATAGAAATCGCCGTTACGAAGAACAACGCCAACGTGACCCTAAACGTCATCGCTCGGGCGGTGCTCGTATGAGCCTCCACGAAGTCACGATCCTCGACACCATCGACGTTGTCGACTCGGTCACCCGAACGCCGAACCGCATCGACATTCTCATCCAGGACGTCATCGCGATCACCGACGCCGTTCTATTCCCACGGCAGCCCGCCATCAGTTCCTTCGACCCGGCGCACATCCGCGCGGGCGACTCGGTCGTAATCAAGGGCCAAGGCTTCGCGACCTCCATCGGTTCGAACCGCGTGACCTTCAACGGCTTCGTGGCGACGATCACGGCGGCGGCGGAGGACGAGCTAACGGTGACGGCCCCGGCGCTCCTCGCATTCACCGAGAACGGCTACGCGTTGGTGGAGGTCGAGACGCCACCGCTGTCGGCGATCAAGGCGAGCGCGGAGGTCTGGGTCAAGTTCTCCACCATCGAGGAGGAGGCCGACGAGTTGCTGGCTCTACAGGAGGCGAACCTCAAGGAGGTCGTGGGCGTCGACCGTCCCACCTTCGCCGAGGCTGGCGACTGGAACCCACTCCAGACTTTGATGGAGCACTCGCAGCAAGGCAGGGCCGAGGGCAGGGCGGGCGGCTTCAAGTCGCGCGACGCCGTGGGCATCGTCGGCGCCCCCCGGCGCAACCCGCCGGACAACCTGAACACCGGGGGCGAGTCCTTGGTGGTCGATCCGAGCGAGCCCGGCCTACTCGCCTTCGGTTGGCAGCTCGATGACACCCTCGCCTTCGGGGGACGGTTTGAAATCGCCGACTCCGGCGCGCACCTGATGGCCGCGAACGGTAGGGCGAACACCCCAATCGATGCGGAGACCGAACAGATTGCGATGCTCGATGGCCTGCTCGACCTCGGTTGGTTCATTGTCAAAGGTGGCGGGGTGGATACCATCACCCTGTTCGAGGTTCTCGTCGAAGGCGTCGTCGAGGCGAGCCAAGCAGGACCCGCTGCCGTCTCGAATGCGGTGCGTTTCTTCCGCACTAACGTTCAGGTCAGCAAGGGAGACAGAATCGAGATGCGACTGACGAAGGTTGGAGTGACGAGCCTACGCCTGATCGTCGGCGGCTTCCGCGTGAGGTATCGCTAGTGCTCGGACACCCAAGCATCGCTCAGTGGGGAAACCCCGAATGGGGTGAGGTCGTAGGCGAGCCCTCGAAGTTCGTGAAGTTGGAGAGCCTCGCCCGAGGCGAGCAGCAACGGACGCTGACCTTCGACAGCGTAGGCGTTCTCCTCGACGCGGACATCACGGCAGGGTTCGACAGCGTCGCGAGCAAAGATCAGGAGCAGTCGGTCCTGTTCGACTTCTTCGCGCCGCGTGTTCCCACCGTCAAGTTCCTCGCGGACTGCACCGCCAACGTGTTGCTCATCGAGATGCGGCTACCGGCTGGGACGCGCCGCTTCGCCACGATCCCCCTCATCTTCGGCGGCGACACCTACACCGGAAGGCTCGCGGGCATCACGACGCTCACGAGAACACAGGGCAGCGGCACCGACGATGTCCAGGTCAAGCTCGACGACACCGATGACGGCGGTCAAGACCGCCTGCGGGATGTGTTCCTCGCCGACGATCCCGAAGGCTCTGGCGTGACCATCTGGGTCGTGCTCCTCGGCGACAAGTCGAAGAACCGCATCGTCCTGTTCGAGGGAAACATCGAAAGGGTCGCGGGCTTCTCCCGCGCGGTCGTGAGCATCGACGTCGTGCGAAACGAAGCGGTGGAAGACGTGGAGCTGGGGCGGCCTATCACGCTCGCCGAATTCCCCAACGCGCCCGACGACTCCCTCAGCAAGACCAGGCCCATCGTCTTCGGGCAGGTCGAGAACCATGAGTCCGTCGCGGTGGACGTCAACGCCATCGGAAGACTCGACCGCGCACTGGTTGGAGTCGCGCCGGTCAGTCCCATCGTGTCGGGCTTCTCCAGCGTTACGACGTTCGTGATTGCACCGAGCGGCATCGCGATTCCTCAGGTGGTCACACCGAACGACAGCATCCTCCTGCGTGACGCCGACGAGTTCCCTAGCTCGGGGGTCGTGCGGATCGACGATGAGGAAATCGCCTACACCGGCAAGAGCGGGAACGAACTCACGGGCCTCACTCGGAGCTTCAACGGCACGCTGTTCGGTGAGCACACTAAGGGCACCGAGGTTCAAGAGGCGGGCGACTTCCAGGTGCTCGTCGCCGATCACCCACTGGGGAGGATCGACAACATCAAAGTCCTCGGCAGCGATGACGTCCTCGGCGAGCCGGTCCCCGCCCCGAGGACGGTGGACAATAACGCGGCACTCATCACCTGGAGCGAGACGCCACGCGTGAGGAACCCGAACGCCGATGCGGTGTTCGCGCGCATCCACTTCCGAGATGTCGACCCGCTGAACAAGGCCGACGGTGCAGCCTTCACCGCGCGAGAGAACCCAAGCTACCGAGCCTTCGGCTTCTCTCGCCTCGGCACTGGGGACATGGTCTTGCGAACGAACACCGACGGGCTCGGCGTTCCCGGTGACCTGGTTCGCGTGTGGATCGGGTGCATCTTCGACCCCGACACGCTCGGGTTCGCACCAGCGCCTCCGTTCATCAGCGCCGGGGCAGGACAAACCCCCACGCCGAACCCGGCCTTCAGCTTTGCTCTGCCCCAGGCAGCACTGGGCATCGCCGGAGCTGCGAGCATCGAGGTAACAGGCAGGCGGTTCAACCTTCAGCCTACCGACCTGGTCCCCGAGGAGATCGCCCGGAACGACGAGAAGACCGGCGACCGCATCTACGACGTGCCGGACCCCGTGTTCTTGCCGCAGATCGGAAGGCAGGGCGGGGAAATCCTGAGCCCCGACATCACCATCGATCCCGGCATCTGGCAGCGCGACCCACCCGTAGGCTTCATCATCGACGGAGACGAGGACACCGAGGCCGTGAGCTTCTTCGCTGGCTTCGGCGAAGCTCTCTTCATTGGCAGCGGCGATGCCATCTTCCGGCTCGACGCCCCCCCGGACATCGGCGACTACAAGCCAGTGAGTGGAACGCTCGTGTTCGTCGCCGGGTGGGGCCCGCCCTTTACCCCGATCACGTCGCCGATGGAGGTCAAGGTCGTCAACCGCTTCACGGGTGAGATCGTCGCCGAGTTGCTCGCCAGCTCGGCCGCCCCAATCCCGCCGTTCACCACGGGACTCATCAACGGCATCGAGAGGTTCGAAGCTCCCATCGACGTCAGTCTCTTCAACGATGACCTGAGCAACCTTCCCGACTTCGACTGGATCGTAAGCCCGATCCTCGGAGTCAGCTCTGGTCTGTGGGTTGCGCGCGAGCTGTTCATCGACCTGGAGACGGTGAACGATCCACCAATCAACAGCGCGACCATCAACCCACTCGGCTCGGTCACCAATTACTTCGAGGTCACCGACCTCGTCGGCCTGAGTCAGACCAAGGATGCGGCGCAGGACTGGGCCTTCTTCTCGGACCTCAACCGAGGAGGACGAGTCACCTGGCGGGCCAACATCGCGGGCATCGACCCTCAGGTGTTGGAGACGTTCTGGGTTGCCGAGTTCACTCCGTTCCTTAACGCCTCGACGAAGGTGCCGCGCGTCTTCTCCGACGTGCGCGGGATTACCGGACCCAACGGCGACGACAGCCCCGCCGACATCTCGGAGCAGGTCATCACGCAGCTCCCGCCGCTTGGCATGGGGCTCGGCGTCTCGCGCATCTCGCGCGGGAACTACCAGGCGGCGAAGGTCAGCCTGGACGCCGACGGCATCCGCATGGGCTTCGCCATCGTCAAGCCGACCTCGGCGGTCAAGCTCATCGAGGCCATCGCGGAGCAAGGCGACTGCCGACAGAGCTGGACGCAGGGACAACACAACCTGATCCGTCGGCCTCGCGCCGACACCGTGCTCCCGGTCTTCAAAACCCTGGAGGAGTTCCGCGACATCCTCGGGGCATCGGTGGCGGCTCAGACCAAGCTGGGGCGCACCCCACTCGGCGAGGCGCGCACGCGGGTCACGGCGGTCTATCGGATCTTCGCCCCGACCGGCGACACAAGCCGCAGCGTCGAGGTTGTCGACGCGGCTGCGGAGGTCAAGTTCGGGCGCAAGTCGCAGACCGTCACGCTCGACCTGGTGCGCGACGACGTGGCGGCGCAGGTCATCACGGCCAGGCTCGTCGAGCGTCGGCGGCGACCGCGCTGGACGGTCGAGCTTGACATGGCGTTGCCCGGTCTAGAGCTTCGCTTCGGCGACCTCGTCGCCATCGAGCACAAGGACATCCCTGGTGGTATCTTCACGGTGTGCGAGGTCGTCGGCCTCAACTATCTCCCGGCTGGCTTCGATCGCGTGCGCGTGACCTGCGTGGTTTGGAACGAGTAGGGGATGCCTCAGAACACACCGCCCCCCGAGGTCCAAGACTTCCACCTGTTCGATGTGAACGGGATCAAGCAGCACCTGCTCCAGCTCTCGGGGAAGATACGCGCGGTGTTCTTCCCCCAGGGATTCTGGGACACCAGGCCGACTCCGCAAGACATCACGACGGTTCCGCCGACGGTCACTCTCCCACCGAACCCACCGAACAGTCGGCTCCGTGCGTTCGTCGTCGACCGCCTCCTGCAGATCATGGACGACACGGGGGCAACCGGTCGCGCCCTGGGTGAACTGCTTGGCGCTGACGCGAACGGCATCCTACGCGCGATCCCACCCGGGCCATCCGGGTCGCTCCTCTTGCGGGACGACTCAGCAGTCAGCGGGGTCAGTTGGCAACAGCTACTTGCCATCACGGAGATTCCAGGTCAACACCAGTTCGGCAGCGTGATTGACTACACCCAAGAGGGTCCGGCTCCCGTCGTGTCGGAGGTCCAATACACCAAGGTCTTCCTCACGCAAGGGATCAGCATCAACTCGATGTCGATCTTCCGCACGACCGGCGGAAGCGCGGCGAGGTTCATCAACCTCGGCCTATACGATCAAGCCAGCCCGATGGACCCGAACGGCCAGCCCAGGAACAGGCTCGCCGAGACGGGAGCGACCGCTACCACGGGGACCGACAGCTTCATCTCTCCGGCTCTGATCGGCGCCCCCATCGCGATCCCAGCGACGGGGTTCTATTGGCTCGCGTTCATCACGGACACGCTCACGCCGTTGCGGGTGAGCTGCACCCTCGGAATCTACCCGGCCAACTTCCTACCTGTCTTCCGCGAGGCGAGCGCGGCGACGACGCTGCCGACCACGGCCAGCAGCCTCACTCAGCCAGCGAGCACGTTGATGTTCGCCGCAGCCCTGGAATAGAGGCCCTGCCGCATCCTCACTTGGTTACTGTCTGAGGCTGGGCCCCCTCTGCTATACTCCGGCAACCCCCAAGTGAGGAAGTGACGAATGGGCTGCACGAGCGAGGGCGCACGCCGCGCCGCGAACCTGATCTATCGCCGTGGCATCCTCGCGGCGGCGCCCGACCCCGTCGACCTCACAAACCCGCTGCCGATCGACCCCGACCCCGCTGTCTTCAACGCTGGCCTGCAACCGAACACCGGAGAGACGGTCGTCATCTCCCTGGCGTTCCTCGGAGCGGGCGACGTGGCCGACATCAGCATCATCAACTGGGGGAACGACAAGGACGGCAACCAGGTCGCCCTCAGTGTGCGCGACCTCACTCAAGTCGCGGCGGGTGTCTTCACGGATCCTGATGGCGCCTTCTTCGGGACTGAGCTGGTCGAGCCCTGCAACGCTCCCCTGTTCGAAATCCGGGTGCGAGCGAACACCGGGACCATCGACAAAATCCGGGTGTGGACCTACTAGCATGGCGCGTAAGCGGTGCGGAATTTCCCAGGGGCTATGCGCGGCGCGCGTCGCGGCGGCGGCGGGTGGCGCTCCAGCGGGACCCGTGCTCACCGTCGACCTCCAGAAGATTACCGCGAGTCCGCTGGAGCTGGGCGCCATCCTTCCGGTCGGCACGCAGTTCAACGCCTTCGAGATGGACGCGGCGGGAGCGCTCGTCACGCGCACCATCCAAGACGACGACGGCAATGGCGCGGTAGACATCCTCGGTGAAGCGAACCCGGTCCCCAACGCGGGGATGGGATTCAGCTACGAGAAGACCACCATCGGTGGGCAGGTCACCTTCACTTACGTCGCCGACGACGGGACGACCGTGGCGCAAGACACCGAACAGTATTTGTGGCTGCCGAGGATTTACCTCGGGGTCGAGCCGATCCCCGGCGCAGTGGACGAGGCGTTCATCGAAGCCCTTGTAGAGAGCGAGCTGCGCGGCGACAAGGGCATCGCGCGCACGGGCATCACCTGGACCACGGGCGAATACATCTGGATCGCCTTCCCCCAAGCCTTCAACCCTACCGACGTCCTCGACTTCCTCATCGGCGTGTTCCCTGGTGGGTTCTTGCTCGACACGGTGGGGGTAGCCGTCACGGCGAACACGGCGGGCTCGCCGGTCCCGATCCTCTACGACGTGTGGCGTTCGACCGGCGCAGGCATCGGCCTCCTTGTCGACGTCTCGGTCACCCCGTAGGAGCCAAGAGACATGCCAGCAGCAGACCCATTTGACACCACTGGCTTCGGGCCTGGAGATGTCCAGGTCTCGTCGACCATCGGCTCTGCCTCCCTCACGTCGGTGGTTCGGTCCATCGACATCAAGGGCGGCGCGATGCAGGTCGCCACCATCGCGGCTCGCGACGCGATCCCGGGCGCCGCGCTCGCTCGGAACGATCCCGCGCAGTTCCGCCAGGAAGGGATGACCTGCTGGGTCGCGGACGCGGGCTCGGGCGTCCGCGCGGTGTTCCGTCTCGAAGGTGGCATCGCGAACGTCAACTGGGTCGACGTCACCAACTCGACATCCATCGCACCGAAGACCCGACTCACCGACGAGGCGAACGTCCTCGTCGGGCACATCCTCTGCCAGTCGCCCACGGTAGCGCAGCGCGTCCGGCTCTGCGACCTGTCCGCTGACGACGCGCTCTCCCGCCCGGTCGGCGTGGCGACCTCGGCCCAGCCGATCAGCGCGAACCCGGTCCAGCTCCAGACGAACGGCGGCGAGGTAATGGCCGTTCGTCTGGTCGCGGCCCTCGTGCTCGCCCTGGGCGAGGAGATCATCCTCAGCCAAATCAACGGAGAGGGAACGCTACCCGGTCAAGGCAGCGCGCCGGTAGCGGGCGAGATGGTTCAGCGTGTCGGGATCATCCTGGACTTCCTCGGCTACGACGGAGCGGCCGACCGTCTCGTTCTGGCTCAGCTCGACTTCAGCGGCACGCGAAGGATTGAATCCTGATGGCTGACATCATCTTGAATTTGCAGAACGTCATGGGCGTGCCGATCACCCTGACCGTCGATGAGAATCAGAAGCTGCCCGTGGCTCACTTCGTCGACTCGACCGGTGAGAAGAAAGCGGGAGACCTGGAGGCGGGCGACTGTGTCTACCACGGCCGCGCAGCCTTCACCGTTACCGCGTAGGAGAGAACCATGCCCAACCCACTCGTAATCGACATTCGCGGCCAGACGCCAGGCGTCGGGCCAGCCCGCGTCGGAACGCTCGACGGCGGACTGTTCTTCTCGCAGATCGGGACGGACCTTATCGGCTCTGGAGGCGACCTCACCCAGAATGACGGAAGCGCTCCCCAGGGTCTGGTGAGTCGGTTCCGTGGGATTCTCTACGCCTTCGCTGCACGCGCGTCCACCTTCGGCCGTATTTGGCCCTACGACGAAGGGGGGATCGACGACTGGGTGCCCGAGTCCGAAGGGGTGCCGCAGGTTGCCAAGGGTGGACAGGGTCGCAACACGAGTATGAACACGGTCAACGTCCTTTCGGTCGGCGGGCTGGTCGTCGTCAACACCGAGAACCAGGACTACCTCGTCGGCGTCGAAGTCAACTTCGGGTCGAACGTAGTCAGCTTCCACCGCTACAACCCCGACGACTCCAACGACGGGCAAGTAGGCGGGCGGTGGGACACGTTCACTTCGACCGCCTTGGCCGCCGACAACAACAGTGCGATCATTTTCGTTCACAACGGGCTCGTCCACTTCATGTATTCCCTCCTTGACGACCTGGGCGTGCTCAAGAGCTTCGACCCGGTCACGGGTGGGATCGTCAACTACACTCGCCCGTTCGACGACTCCCAACAGCACGGAGCGTTCTTCACTCTCTACGACCGGCTGTTCGCCCTCGGGGTAATCGACACTGGGGGGGCTTTCCCACACGAGAACGAATGCGCCGAGTTCGCATTGGGGGTTTGGACGGTCGTTCTTACCACGGCTGGCAACTTCGGCCACCTAAGCAACCGAGGTTCTAACGTCGCTGTCTTCCAGTTGAGCCCGACGAAAGTGCTCGCGATTGGTAGCGGCGGCTCCAACGTCGCAGCCGGACTACTCGCGGCACTCTTTACCACGGTTGGCGACAGCCCGACCGGAGCGCTTCAGGTCACCGACGTCACCGACCCGGTCATTCCTCCGTCGCTTCGTGACGGTGCGCCACCGCCTCCCGACCCGCAGGACTACCGGTGCTTCGGACACGCGAACACGTCCGATCCACTCGGGACCTTGCGTCACTTCATGTTCTTCCACCCCGACGGCGCTGCCACGGTCACGCCCTCCACGCTGTTCGAAGTCATCGACGAGCTGACCGAGATCGTTAGCCTCGGCGCACCACAGTCGGACTCGAACTTCGCTTTCCCTGTAGGCTTCTACGGCGGCGGCGAGCAAGAGAACGGCATCGACGGAAGCACACGTCTGGTCACCGTCTCGCCTCGTGGCTGGGCGGCAGGAACCACCGGCCTGCGCGTGCGCTGTTCTGCCCACGGCGATGCCCCCGTCCTCGCCCATGGGCCCATCACCGTCGGGACCAAGCTGCGCCACGGGGTCGTGACCGCTGGCCCCTTCCAGTTCGCCGAGGTCATCACCGGATCGGACTCGGGCGCGACCGGAACCGTCAGCGGCTTCGGGTCCAACGGCGTCACGGTCACCCCCACCGCTGGCACCTTCGTCGGTGGCGAGGTCATCACGGGTGGCACGTCGGGCGCGTCGGCAATCCTTGGCATGTCGATGGGGTTTGAGACGGTCCCGTTCGTTCCCGGCGAGATCCTCACGGGCGGGACCTCCCTCGCTACGGCGGTGGTCGTCGCACGGTTCAAGCGCACGCTCCCAACCGCTGGACTCCTCACCGTCGAGGTCTCCACGATCGTGGGCGGCCCGTTCACCGCTGGCGAAACTCTCACGGGAAGCATCGGCGGCGGGACGGCGACCCTCGCGGCGCCGCCCCCTGCGGAGTATGAAGTCCTCTCGGTCCTCACCGGACTGACCTCGGGCGCGACCGCGATCATCTCGGGCGACGGCGCGAATGAGGGCCTATACGTCCGCGAGGTCATCGGAACGTTCGCCGAGGGCGAGGAGGTCGAGGATGACACCGGCACCCGCTCGACGTTGGACCACGTCCTCCAACACGGGGCGGTGACGCTCGGACCGTTCCAGGTCGCCGAGTCCATCCTGGGCGGGACGAGCGGAGCGACCGCAGACATCACCCACCTCGGGATCGGCGGCGCGGGCGAGCAGCTTGTGAAGGTCGACAACGTCGCGGGCGGCCCATTCCAAAACGGCGAGGTCATCACGGGCGGGACCAGCGGCGCAAGCGCGCCGCTGTCCGCAGCTCCTGCCGGTGTCCATGGCGGCCTGGCCGACAAAACCATCCGCGCTCGCTTCTTCCTCGGGGCCGGGCCGAGTGGCAAGGGCATCCCCCTCACCGGCTTCGCCACCATGGTCGCGGGCAGCGGATTCAAGGGCACCGTGTCGAAGGGCTCGGGGCCGGGAGGAAGCGACGAACTCATCAACGTCATCGCCGACGGCACGGTAGGGGGAGACATCCCCCCCAGCTTCGAATGGGATTTCTTGGCCGACGGCGTCCCGAAATTCCTGGTGACGTCGATGGCTTTCGAAATCGACCGCGTCTAACGAGGTAGTCCGTGGCCGGAGACATTCTCGGATTCATCGTGATGCAGTCGACCATCTCGGGCTCGCGCATCAGTCCGGCGATGCTCGCCTTCGCCGAGGGTGGCGGGCAGGACCCGGAGAACGTCGCGCCGGACATGGGGCTTGGCCTCACTGGCGGATTCGAAAACAGTGGCGAGCTGCTGAGCTGGCGTCAATACGACCGGGTCATCAGGCGGTTCAATGACGTCACCGGCATCCAGTTCTTCGCCTGGATCCGAGACAAAATCTTGGAGCTGTCCACTGGTTGGGCGCTCGCCCACACCATCACCGGTCAAGACCCGGGGGTGGACTTCGGCCTACACACCGGTCTCTACCACGTCACGCAAGGCGATGGCACTGAGCACCTGTGCGGGTTCTACGATGTGGAGTTCGGTGGAACGGGCTGGCTCAAGTTCGATCCAAGGACGAACATCTGGACGCACGCGGCGGTGGCTGGCACGGCAGACCAGGCCATCACGTTCGGGATGTGCGTCGGCTACAAGGGGCGCCTATATCACTGCAACAGCGGCAACGGTGGGGTCCTTCAAGAGTTCGACCCGATCGCGGAGACGCTCCGCGAGTTCCCAATGGGGTCCGGTGCCCAATACGCGAAGCTCGCGGTGGTCGGTGGTCGGCTGTTCATCTTCCCGGACTCGGGCCAGGCACGCCTCCTTGAGTTCGCGTTCGGCGGCGTCATCACCGCCGCGACGCTCGCAGCCCAGTCGGTCGGGCCGAACTACAGCAGCGGCGGCGATAACATGCTGGTCGCCCACCTGACGGAAAACAACGGGCTTGCTGTCTTCTGGAACTGCCAACAGGACGGGTCCGGCTACCGACTCCACATCGTGACTCAGCCGACGCCCGGCGTCCCCGGTTCGCCGCTCACGGTGGTCGAGGAGCTGGGCCAGATCATGGACGGGTCACCCGACTCGCTCGACGCCTTCGCGTTCTTCGGCAATGCGGTCGCCTACTTCAGCTCCTTCTTCCCGGCGATCGGCTTCAACGCTGACCTCATGTGGACCGACGGCGGATGGCAGTTGGAACAGGGACCGCTGTTCAGCGGCACCCCGCTCGCGTTCCTGATGATCAAGTTCACGCAGCCGTCGAGCTACGCGACCGCCAACCTGGTCCCGGGCCCTCACATCACCGGCTACCCAACCAACCGGGTTCGTGTCGACTGGCGAGGCGTGGACCGCGTGATGACCTACGTGGACGCGGGCAAGTTCTCCCCGCCGGTCGATCACTCGGTGTCGCTGACCCACTCGCAAATCACCGCGCCGTGGGGATCGTCGGAGCGCCTGTTCAGCAACGGGCCATCCATCACGAACATCAAGGTGGAACCCTACAGCGATGGAACGGTGGCGCGCGGTCTACGGCTCACATTCAAGATCGCGGCAAGTCAAACCCTCGGGGACCAGGGAAGCCTCCTCTACTTCGGATTTGGTCGCTTCCTCGGCCAGCCGAATGTGCGCCTCTCGCTCTCGACCGGCGACAACCCTGCGACGTTCCCCGGGGGAGTCGCGACCTTCGACGCCGCGAGCAACCGCCTGGAGAACGTGCCACCGACGGGGGTGGGCCGGACGACTCTGGCGCACGACACGCCAGTGGGTGCGTTCATCAACGGCGAGCTGGTAGAGGGTCAGACGAGCTTGGCGCGCGGGACCATTCGCATCCTCGGCTCAGGCGCGATGTTCGTCGCTGGGATCATCGGCACGTTCGTAGATGGCGAGCAGCTACTGGGCCTGACCTCGGCCGCGACAGCGAACGCGACGGCCGCACCTGACCCGCGCCCCACCTATCAAATCATCTGGGACGTCGGCGCGAGCGGCGACAACATCCCCGAGCGGGAGTGGGTCTCGGTCCAGGGGGCGCACTTCAACACCGAGGGCAAGGCCAAATACATCACGTCCTCCAACTACCAGCTCCAGATCATCACGCTTCTCACGCTGCCGGGCAACCCGGCTTCGACGCAAGGCCCCGTCGCCGAGGCGGACCCGGACACTAGCGCGACCGTGCTGACGACTCAGGGACCCGTGGTCGAGTGGACACCAGATAGCGCGGCCTCGCCCGCGACCACGCAAGGCCCGGTGGCGGAGACCAGCCCCAACTCCAGCGCGTCACCGCTCAGCACACAGGGCCCGGTGGCTGAGGCAGCTACCAAGACGAGCGAGACTCCCGCGACGACCCAAGGACCGGTCAGTGAGTTCGTTCCTGACGCCGACCTGGAAGCGAACCTCCTCACCAAGGTCGCAGGCCGACCAGTCGCCCAAGGCGGGGGACTCGTCGGCTTCGAGGACGACAGCGGGCCACAAGGCGACCGCGACGCGCTGACGATGGGAAGCTCGCTCGTCCTCCCCGGCCAACCGTGGGAGCCGGACTCGATGCTTCCCCAGGGGCCCGAGTTCGCCAAGCGACTCGACGGCAAGGTGGAGCTGGGCCGCGCGACCTTCGACGCCGAGAACGACGCGGTGGGCACGCGGCAGGTTCTCCTCGATGTCGATGCCGCTGGGCTCGGTGCCCTCGGTGTTCCTCCCGGTGACCTGCCGGTCGGTTCCATCCTCGGAGCTGGCCTGCTCCTCGTCGTCGCCCGCGCCACCAACGTCAGCACGGCCCCCTCGACTCAGCCCCAGCTCGGGCTGGGAGTCGGCGGGAGCTTCGATGACCAGGTGGCCCAGCAAGCCCTGAACCTCGTCGCGACCGGGCAAAATGAGGCGATGGCCCTCGTCTCGGTGCGCGACCTCCTCGCGGCTGGCGACGTGCTGGAGGCACAGCTCGACGTCCAAGCCGTGACCACGGGCGACTACGTCATCGAGATCGTCGTGTATGGCTTCCACCGGGTAGGGTAGAGACATGTCGGGAACCTCACTAGGCAAGACGGACGGCAGGCCGGGAGCGCAGGATGGCGGACTCGCCATCCGCGTCGACACGGTCGACCAGGGCGTGCGGAACAACATCAACTTTAGGAACACGCCCGGCGTGCGATGGGCTGCGGTCGACGACCCGACGCCCCCGGCTCGGATGATCGTGACCGCCGAACTCGATGCCGAGGTTCTTCTGGCGCCCCCAGTCACGGGCCTCGACCTCGCCACGGGCACCGTCCTCGCGACACTCCTCACGGCCATCGCCGCGCAGCTCATGCACGTCACGCGGGTCGTTCTCATCGCCACCGACATCAGCGGGCTCACCGTTCAACCCACGGTCCAGTTGGGCACTGACGTCACGGTGCCCAGCAACCTCGCGTCACCGCAGGCGCTCGCGCTCACCGCCACGGGGCAGATTCAAGAGCTGGCCTTGGCCGATCCCCGGCCGGGAGTCGACGCGGGCCCCAGCGTATTCGACGAGGCCATCCTGGATCAGACCGTAGCCGCGACCGCGACCACCTACGAAGTCACCGCGCAAATCTGGGGCGTCGTCCTCACTCCGTAGAGTAGGGGTGAAGCGAGGAAGCGATGACCGAACAGAAGAAGATCGAAGCCCGCGCGAGGCGGGAGAACGCGGCGGACTTGTGGGACCGCCTTTGGAGTGAGCCCGAGTCGCGCGACTGGCGGGAGGTCGCTCTCGGCAAGGTCTACAACCGCATCATCAGTTACGTCCCGAAGGGCGCGAGCGTCATCGACTTCGGCGGCGGCGTCGGTGCGTTCGGTGCGAGACTCACCGCCGCACGCGACAACGCCGTCGACGTCCTCGTCCTCGACCACAGCAGGGCGGCCATCGACATCGCCAGGGGCAAGGGGCTGCGCGCCGACTACGTCGACCTGGAGGACCACAACAGCGTCCTTGACGCGGTCATCGACGGGACCAACGAAGGCGAGCTGGATCCCATCTGGATCGCCACCGAAGTCCTTGAGCATCTCTCGGTCGAGGGGCGGGCGCGGCTGCTCGAACACATCTCCTGCTACCGCGACGACGCGCCGGGGTTCTTTACCGTTCCGAACAACTGCCTCGGCCCCGAGGTCGAGCCGCAGCACACCATCCAGTTCACGGCGATGAGCTTCACGCGAGAGCTGCGCGAGCACTTCGACCACGTCCGCGTCGAGGTTCTCGGTCCCTACCTCCTCGGCATCGTCGGCGACCCGGCCAAGACTACGGCGAGCGTCTCGATGTGTCTGCCGGTGCGCGACGAGGAAGCGGACCTGGAGGCGGTGCTCGCCAGCTTCCGAGGCTTCGTCCGCGAGATCGTCGTGGGGGTCGACCCGCGAACAGTCGATCGCACGCGAGAGATTGCGGCACTCTACGCGGACGTGGTCTTCGAGCTGGAGGACCCGACCTGCTCCGACACGACGAACCCGCTCCACGATCCGGCGGTGCCGGAGACGGGCTGTCACTTCTCGTGGCTGCGGAACCAGTGCATCGAACGCTGCTCCTCGGAGTGGGTGTTTATGACCGAGGGCCATGAGCGGTTGTGGCAGGGCCACGATGTTCTCCTCGGTGTCGGCGAGCTGCTCAAGGAGGCCGACGTCGCTTACGTCTGGCGTCGCGGGAAGCATCAGCGGTGGCTGTTCCCCTGGCTCGCGCGCCGCGACCTTCGCTACAAGCGCTCGACGCACAACATCGTCGACATCCCCGAGGACGCGCGCCGCGCGCTCATGCGCGACATCGTCACCTTCCACGACCGCGACCACGGCAACGCGGAGAAGCGTTCGGTGCAGAGGAAGGAGCAGAACAAGAAGACGCTATGGGACGACTGGAACCTGCACGGGAATCCGACCTCCCTGTTCTACTTTGCGCAGGAACTCAAACCCGACGACCCGGAGGGGGCCGTCGAGCACTTCGAGGACTTCCTGTCCTGCACCGAGTCGCCCGCCGGGCAGATGCGCTACCAGGCGCGGTTGATCCTCGCCAAGCTCTACCTGCAACTCTCGGGCGAAGACTCCGAGGATGGACACGACGTCCTCGCGTCCCAGCGGCTCGACCGCTGCGCCGAAGTCCTCCACGGTTGCAGCGCCGAAGACTGGAGCCGGACCGAACACTGGCTCTGGCTCGGGGACCTCGCTTTCGCTCGCGACCAGTTCGAGATGGCCTACCGCTTCTATGGCTACTCGGGCCTCAGCGCTGGCACGATGCCCGCGACGGTTTGGTGGGTCGACGATGCCACCTACCTCTGGCTCCCCGCTCAGCGCCTCGCCATGACGTGCGGGCTCCTCGGGCGTGAGGCTGAGGCCCTGGTGTGGGCCAGGCGCGTCGAGAGGCTCCTCCCTGCGGACGCCTCAGTAGAGTGCATCGAGGAAGCGGCCAGGAACGTCGAGGTTATCGAGGAGTTCATCGCGGCTCGCAAGGACCAGCGCAACCCCGTTGCTGAACCCGTGGCCTGAACCTGCTATCCTCACTTGAAGGAGGACCCATGCTCACCGCCTACCAAGACGCGCCGGACATCGAGGAGGTCATCTACGGTCGCGACTGCGACGACATCGGCGGCCTCGCTACGGTCGAGCTGATCCGCGACACCCCACGCGGCCCCGAGGTCAGGACCCGTTACCAGGTCTGGGTGAAGAAGCGGCACGCGGGCCACAACCTCATCGTGAACTCGGGGAAGGTCCAAATCTGGCGCCGAGTGATGGGGCTCCAGCCGGACATCTTCGACCAGTTCCGCATCGGAACCTCGGGCGCGGCGGCGGCCAGCGGTCAGACCAACGTGCTCAGCCCGGTCGCGGGTTCGATCCTCACCGCCGACAACCTCAGCGTCCTCGCGGGCACGCGGTCGGCTCAGTGGGACGTGAGCTATCCCAGCGGCGTCGCCTCGCTCAGCGCCGCGAACATCCGGGAGGTTTGCCTCCTGAACTCGAACACGTCGCCTGGCGGCAGTTGCATGATGCGCGCCCTGTTCGCGCCGCTCACGAAGACGGAAGCCGACAAGCTCCGCATCGTTTACCAAGCAAGAATTAACTGATGCCCGAAGCCATCGAACAGTGGAGAAGCATCCCCGGATGGGAAGGTCGCTATGAGGTCAGTGACCTCGGGCGCGTGCGTTCCTTGTGGACTGGATGTAGGGGGGGCCGAAGATTGCGGAAAGGCCCTATGTTGCTGAATGGCGAGCGCGTTCCAGACGGGTATATCCGCATCGATTTACGCGATATGGACAGACGCGAGCGTATCTTCGTCCATAGGCTTGTCCTGCTCGCCTTCGTCGGACCGTGCCCGGAAGGGATGGAGGGGTGTCATACGAACGACGTTGGCGAGGACAACCACCTGACGAATCTTCGATGGGGAACGCCTGCCGAAAACAGAGAGGACGCGAGACGAAACGGACGCATTCTCTATGGCGACAAGAATCCACGGGCAAGCGTTACAGATGAGCAGCGCAAGGAAGTCAAACGCCTAGCTGGGACGATGAGTCACAGGAGGATCGCGCAGGTTGTCGGGATGCCCTACTCTACTGTTGGTCACATCATCAGAGGAACCGACCGAAAGAAGAGTCCATGCCTGGCTGGTTAGATGTTGCTTGGGGCAAGTTCCGAGGCGCGCAGCGCGCGTGCCACGAGTCCGAGCGCCTGACCAAGCCGCAGATGCGCGCGGCCTGGAAGGTCTGGGACCTCATGCGCAAGACCGAGGAAGCCGCGTTCTCTGGCGAGGAAGGCTGGGCCGACAAGCTCCACGCTCAGACCGTGGAGCTTGCCTCGTCGATGGACCCCGACCTGCGCACGGGCCCACGAACCTTGGCGCTGTGGCTCGTCGAGAACCGCGACCGCCTCGCCCAATCCATGCTCAGGACCGTCGGCGAGTCCGCCCACACGCGCGACTCTGTCAGCGCCAAACTCACCAGATAGAAGGAAGCGATCGATGCCCAACCCAGAAGACATGCACGGAGCGGCTGACGGATTCGGCGGCAGCGACTTCGAGGAACCCGAGGCTGAGCGCCTCGCGGCAGCGGCAGCGGAGCCCGAGCCCGAACCGGCACCCGAGCCCCCGGCGCCTCCCCCGGTCCCGGTCGTGACACACACGGCGAAGGGTCCGGTCCCGGTGGTGAAGCGGGCCCCCAAGCCCGGCATGGTGGACGCCCGGGTGTTGAAGCGCCCGAACCGGATGGTGCGGATGGTCAAGCCGAGGAAGTGACCCATGGGCGGCGGAAACGTTCTCGGCCTTCAGAGCCTGCAAAGCGTCTACGAACGTAGCGGGACGGCTCCGCACATCCTCAACACGGTAGCGAACGGCGGCTTCTCCGTTCAGCAAGACCTGGCCGCAGCGGTCGCCGACATCGCCCAATACCGCGACGCGCTTGGCGTCATTCAGCATTCGTGGCAGGAAGACTCCCTGCTGATGGGCCCGGCGGTCACCGACATCTTCGCGGCATCGCTTGTGGGTGTGAACCTCACCCCGGCCCTCTTCCCGACTCGGCCCACCGTCAACTTCGGCCTGGACGTGCTGCGGCTCATCCCCACGTCGCGAACTTTCACATCGGCGGTCAATAAAATCCAATTCGGAAACGGAGCGGTGTTCACGCTCGACTTCCCAAGCGCGACCGCTGCGGCTGCGTTGCTCGTCAATCCCACCATCATCTACCAGCAGGACGGCGGCGGCTTCGGGAGCGGCCTGGTCGTCAACCACTCGGCGATCTATGAGGGTGGGCCCGCTGGGTCCACGCGCTTCATCGGTCCCATCTTCACCTTCGTCCACCAGCCGACATTCAGGGCGAACGGCGCGGGGTCGACGGTCAACCATTCGCAGGGTCGTGACTTCCTCTCGCAGCCGATCCACAGAGTAGACGGCGGCGCGACGGCCTACAACATGACGGGCATCTGGACCCAGCTCTTTTGCTCGGGACAGGTGCGAACCGGCGCAACGATGACCTTTCGCCGGATCATCTTTTGCGGCGCGCTCGCCAACGCCACCGGCATCATCACCGACACCACGGCGATTCTCATCGACGACCTCACCCCCGAGACGACGAACCCGGCTATGGGGATCGAGAACAACATCGGCAGTCCCGGAATTCAATACGAAGGAGCGTCCGGGCTCTGGGGTATCTTTGCGGCTACGCCCGTCGGTCAGCAGACCGTGGTCGGAAGTCGAGGAGGTAACGCCGCGCTGGCTTCTTTCCTCACGGCGATGGAGAACCTCGGCTGGATCATCGACAGCACGGTCGTCTAGAAAGAACAGCATGCCCATCCTTCTCACGACGTCAGTAACCTACCCCGCCGCACACGGCAAACCGGCCGAGGTCTACAGCGAACTCAAGGCCCACGAATTGAGGGGCAGAATCCACGCGCGGAAGCTGGAGATCCAGGTCCAATACGGGAACACGGTGGATGGCAAGTGGCTCGGTGGGAAGCTACCCATCGCGCACTACCTCCTCGAAAACGTAGCGCCAGAGGAGGACCCACAGGGCAACATCATCACGCCAGCCGATCCGCGATACGACGTCTTCATGGCGACGACCTTCGGCCCTTCGGCGGTCGACATCATCAACCGAATCATCGCGGGCACGTTGGCCCCGACCGACGCCCTCGCCGAACTCGACCAGCTCTACCTGGAAAACGGAGAGGCCATCTATAGCTGGCTTCAGTTGCAGGAGCCCAGCTACGCAGGAACCATCCAATGACCGACACCCCGCCGACTCCACCGACCCCGACCCCGCCGACGCCGATGCCGATGCCGATGCCTGATCCCTTGCCCAAGACTATCGCGGTTCCTTTTGGGCTCGTCCTGGAGGTCGCCCAATACCTGGAGGCGACTCCGACAGCTCGCGACGTTCCGCCTAGCACACCGGTCGGCATGGCGCTACAGCTCAGCCAGCACGCCGAGGCGGCGATACAGAGACACAAGGCGGTCCAGGGGAAGAAGCTCAAGGAAGAGATGGAACGCCTAGCGGACGAGAAGAAGAACAGCGGCCACGTTCCACGAAAGCCGATGGACGAGTTGATGGCCGAGGCCAAATCAGCGCGAGCAAGTCCCACGCCGAAGGAATAGTCATCGAGTGAGCGGCCAAGGAACAGTAGGAAGTGGATACGTCGTCACGTTCGGGGTCATCAACCCGAACGGCACGCCGCGAACTGGCTTGGTTGCTGGCGACTTTACTGTGCGGGTCGAGAACCCACAGAACACCTTCAGCACAGCGCCCGCTGTCTCCGAGGTTGGCGGCGGACAATACCGCTTCACCCTCCCCGGAGCCTTCACCACGACTCATGGAGCGGGTGAGTATGGCTGGTCGGTCGAGCTGACGAATCCCCCCGTGGATCTAATCTCGAACTGGGTAACCTTCTTCCTTCGGGATCCTGACGACCTCGAAACCGAAACGAGCGCGGCGGCCAGGGCAGTCACCAACCAGGCCGAGCACGATCAAACACAGGCCGATGTCGCTCTCGTGGAAACCGAAGCCGCAGCCGCAGCCCGGGAGGTCACGAACACGGCCGAACACGCTCAAACGCAGCTTGACATCGCGAACCTGAACGACCCGGACGTGGCCGCCATCGCCGATGGAGTCTGGGACGAGGCCCGCGCCGGGCACGTCGCGGCAGGTAGTTTCGGCGAGGCCCTCGATGCCCGCGTCTCCCTCGTCGAAACCGAAGCGGCTGCCGCCGCGCGAGAGATCACGAACACCGCCGAGCACGACCAGACGCAAACCGACATCGCAAACCTGAACGATCTTGATGCGGCCGAGGTCGCCGCAGCGGTGATAGTTGCGCTCACGGTCCAGGGTTACACCGCAGCTCGGGCGCTCCTCCTCGACAACCTCGACGCGGCCATCTCGACGCGAGCCGTTCCAGGCGACCTCATGGGTCTAGTGGCCGGGGCCATCACGGCGGCGAAGATCGCGGCGGACGCGTTCACCGCCTCGCAATTCGACGCGTCGATGCAGAGCTACCAGGCGAAGGTCTGGAACTTCGACGACGACCTGGCGGGCACCCCGACCGATCGCTACGGCGTGGCCTTCTTCAAGAACGGGAACTTCATCACGGCGGGCATCGGGGCGCCTTCAATCCGGGTGCTTCGCAACGTCGATGGCGTTGACCTCATTCCGACCATCGCCCTGGTCGCCGTCCCTGGCTTCCCCGGCCTCTTCTTCTTCGAGGAGACGAGCGGCCCACGGCGCATGGTCGACGGGCGGAGCTACTTCGCCGTGGTCACCGCGACCATCGACGCCGCGACGCGCACGTGGCCGCAGCAGATCGGGCGCGACAACACGCCATGACGAACCGCGTTTTTCGTTTTGCCTTCGCGCTGTTCGATACGGAGCCCTGGCTTCAGCTCGGGCAGGCGCCCCCGCCCCCGGTGGTCCCCGGCCCCACCCAGCTTGACGTCAACCAGCGTGGCCTGGGGAACCGGCTCAGCGTCTTCCCTTCTCGCAACGCCCTGACAGTCGCGACCGCGCTGAGGGGTAACCGGCTGAGCGTCTTCCCCTCGCGCAACACGCTCGACGCGGTGGACACGCGGAACATCTTGGACACGGAGTAGACGATGGCCCAGCCCCCGACACGCTTGAAGCGAGGCGACCGCAGCCCGATCTTCGACTCCGTGATGCGCGACCGCGACGGCAACCCCATCAGCCTCCTCGGCGCCACCGCTCGCTTCCTCATGCGCGACGCGACCGACCGTAGCAACGTGGTCATCGTTGCGCCCGCCACGATCGTCAACCCGCTCGCCGTTGCGCCCGACCCAGACCTGGGCCGCATCACCTACTCGTGGAGCGCGACGGACACCGTCACCCCCGGTAAGTTCGAAGCCGAGGTGGAGGTCACGTTCGCGGGCGGGATCGTCGAGACGTTCCCGAACGTCGGCTACCACGACGTCATCATCGAGCAGGACATCGCCTAGACCTCGGGGTAGAAAACCTCGCGCGCCCAGCCCCCTCCCTTCTTCTCGGTGACCGCGATGAAGCGGAAGGGGAACAGCCCGGCGGCGGTCTTGATCTTCACCCGCGCATCATCCTCCCAGAATCCCTTGACCTCGTGGACCTCGATGAGTCCGTCGGGGAGGATCACGAGGAAGTCAGGCGTGTAGCCGGTGAGCCAGTTCGGCCCAAGCCGCAGCTTGATGCACTCGAACCTGTAGTCCGCGATGACGCCGACGTGTTTGAGCATGTCTAGTTGGCGTTCGTAGCGGGCCTCCAGCTTGTTCATCGGCGGCCCGGCTTCGAGAGTCAGGCGCGTCGCCTTCGCCTCGGCGCACAGCTCGCGCGACGGTAGCTGCGCCTCGGGCTGCTCGCGTTCGAACTCGGCGAGGTCGACTCCCATCTGCTTGAGCTGGGCACGGGTGAACCCGTTGCCGCCTCCTCCTCGCCTCTGCCGTCGCTTCCTCGCCATCGTTCGCTCCTGACCCCAGGCTACCTCGCGGGAAAGACAAGCCGCAAGCCCGAGCACTTGCAGGGTTTATAACTTTCTGAACTTTCTGTTTGACAGTGACGCGGGGAGTTGTATAATGAGGGCATGAACAACACGGAGCACACGACCATGACCGACCTCGCCACCCTGCCCATGACCACCCTTGACACCATCTGCCGCGAACTCTACGCGGACATCTACTCGCTTGAGGTCGTCGCCTCCCGCAACAGCGGCGCGAGGTCCCCCTACGATGTTCGCTTCATCCGCACCCGCGCCGCACGGCGCCTCATCAAGTCGATCCGCCGCACCCTTCGCGGCAGGCTGACGACCGCCGCCAACGCTCGCCCCACCGGGGAGCGCTGGTAGCCGTGAGCGACCTCCGAGGAGCCGAGCTGCTCCGAGCCTTCCGCGCGGGTGACACCGAGGCGGGCCTGGCCTGGCTCAACCACGCCGAGCGTGAGGACGACCTGGTCGGCACGATCATCGAGTGGCAAGAGCAGGGCTGTGGCGGGGGACCCTCACCGATGCCGAAGCGCAAACGCGTCCAGCGGTGGGGCCCCTACATGGGAGTCGAGTGCCCGGGGTGCGACCGCATCGTCGAGGTCGGCGCCGAGGATGGCCCCGTCATGCGAGCGTGGCGCGGCGGCGAGAGGTTCCCCCACTGTGGCGCCGTTGTTCTCCCGGCCTACGACCGGGCTCATCACTTCGCCCCCTTCATCTGCGTCGAGGGCGAGACGGGACCGATGGAGTTGAGCGAGTTCCTCGAATGGATGGGCGACGACCTCACCGCCATCGACACGAACGCCGAGCAGATCCAACGGACCCGCGACAACCAGGCCGAATGGGAAGAGGCGCGGGCTCTGCGGAAGGCGAACACTGAGGAGCACAAGGCGAGACGCGCAGAACGCGCCGCGAAGGACAGGGCGGGCCGCGCCATGGATGGACAGCTCGCCGCGTCCCTCGTCCTCGACGAGTTCATCGCCGCGCACAATGGGCCGATGTGGCCGAAGGACGTGGACCGGCTGCGACGCTTGGAGGCGGCACACTACGACGCGACCGAGCGGCACCGCCGCGCACACGACGGCTGGAAGGAAGCGCACGCGGCTGCGGACAAGGCAGCTAAGGCCCTGGCGGAGCTGGAGTAATGGAGCCTCAGAAACTTTCTGAACTTTCTGTTTGACAGGACGCCCCGGAGTTGTAGACTAGGGGGCATGAGCAACCCCGAAAGGAACGACATGAACACGACCAAGAACGACGACCGCCGCACCGCCCGCCGCCGCAAGCTGACCCTCTCGATTCTGGGCCAGGAAGCGGACCGCTCCAGAACGAACAAGCCCGAGCTGGTCGACGCGGCTGCCCGCCTCTACTCGCTGGCGAGCCCCGAGGCCATCGCCATCGTCCAGGCGCAGCTCGCCGTTGACGGCGTGTCGGCCCTGCTCGACCTCGCCGAGTTCGTCTCCTTCGCTTCCGACAGCGTCGAGCAGATGGCGCTGAGCTACAAGGGCCTTGGCGACAGCACCGGACTCCCGCACGGCCCCGAGCGTCAGCGGTTCGTGAACCTGTCGGGCAAGCGCACCCACCGCAAGGTCACCTGGAAGACCATCGCCGTGGCTCTCCACGCCGCGATCAAGGCCGAGCGGATCGCCGCGAGCGAGGCCGAGCACGCCGAGCGCCTCGCCGCTGAGGAAGCTGCCGCTGCTGAGGAAACTGCCGAGGTCATCGGGAGCTTCCCCGCGACCCACGAGGGAGTGAAGGCCGCCGCGAAGGAGATCGCCAAGCGGATCGGCGAGCGTCGCCGCGCCAAGGCCGACGGTGGCAAGCTCACCGTAGTCGGCGGCGATCCCAAGGACCATCAGACCGGCCCCGTTCCCAGCCGCATCAAGTCGATCGAGGTCAGCCAGGGCGAGGGCGTCGCGCCCCTGCTCCACGCCACGGTCAACAGCTTCCACGCGGCGAACGCGTTGCTCCGTCTGATCGCCGACCGCCACACCGGCCCCGGTTACCGCAAGGTCGACCTGGACATCACCTGGGAGAACGGCGAGACGATCCGCACCCGTCACGATGTCTACAGCTCGCCCGACGTTCGGAACGAGAAGGAGCACAGCCTCAACGCCGCGAAGCACGCCCGCGCCGTGCTCCGCTTCTTCGTGGACAAGTATGAGACCGCGAGCGCCCAGGCGATCCTCGACGGCTGCGACCTCGGGAAGGAGTAGGCCATGAACGAAACCGAAGACCGCTGGGCCTGGCTCGTCCGAATCGAGGGCGACCTGCTCCAGCTCACGACGGAGGCGGGGGTCGAGGACAAGATGGCACAGGCCATCCTCGACGACCCCGAGGGCTGGGGCTTCGACGACATCCCCGAGGAGGACCGCGCCTCCTCCTATCTGATGGCCGACATGGTGATGGCCTGCGTCTACGGCGACTTGATGCACCTGGCCGAGCAGCACGAATACCCCTGGGCACGGAAGACGCTGGAGCAAGCGGCGGGCGACTGGCTCGACACCAGAACCGCGAAGCTGTCCGAGCTGAGGAAGAAGGACCAACGATGAGGCGGCGAGCCTACAGCGGCAAGCAGGTCGCGTGCTCAGACTGTGGCGCACGCGGCCCAGCCGAGGAGGCGGGCGATGGACCCGAGCCGCTCTGTCCAGGTTGCTCCGATCCCGTCGGACTGGTCCACGAACAGGACAGCCGGATGCCGATGCCAGGAGACGACCGATGACCGACGAGCGCGTGGAGCACCTCAAGATACACGACCTCGGCGGCGGCTTCAGTGCCGAGACCTGGCTGGCTCGCTCTGGCCGCTGGGCCTTCGGCCTGGTCCGGCAGGCTGAGCGCCTCATCCCGTGCGGCGCTGGTGTCCTCATTCAGCACCGCGCCTCAGTCAGCGCTTGGGGCTACCAGTCCCGGGGGGCCGCACTGGAGGTCGCTGAGCGAGTCGCCCTGGCCCTCGACCCTACCCGCCTCACCGAGGCGCCAGCGGGCCCTGAGGAGCCTGCCGGGGACCCGGACGAACCCGCAAGGAGAGCCAAATGAGCGGATGCGAATTCGTAGGCAAGAGCGATGGTGACCGTGGGCGGTGCGGGGCTGAGGCTGGGGGCTTCAATCCCAAGAGCAACGGTATGGACCTGCTCCCCTACTGCGTAGATTGTGGCGCCAACTTCTGTGAACACCACCTGGCCCGCCATCGTTGCGGCGCGATGGTTCGAGCAGGGACTAAGCGCGGAGATGCGCCAGCTCGTTACAGGGAGGAAATGGATGACTGAGCGCGAACCCAACCTGCGCCCCGGTGGCCTCCCCCTCATCGAGGTCGGCGACCGCTGGCTGATCCGTCTGCGCGGGGCGACCAAGCTGCTCCCGTGCAAGGTGCTCGACAAGCGAGCGCGCGGCTACTGGCGTGTAGCTCTCGAAGACGGACTGGGCCGCGTCGAGGTCCCGGCCACCTACTTCGTCGACCAGCTCCCGCCGGTCGACCCCACCCCCGTCGAACGCGACATCATGGTCGAGCTAGTGAGGCTCCGGCGCGAGGTCGCGCGCCTGGCCCTCGCGGTGTCCGCCATGCAACCCCCTGAGGAATAAGGGTTAACGGCAGGCTAGAAACTTTCTGAACTTTGTGTTGGACGTGACCGATTACCGTGTATACTGAATGGCATGAGCAGCACGGCGAACAACACCACCAAGGAGACCAACATGAACAACACCTGCCCCACCCACGGAAACACCCTCATCCTCTCCATGAGCGGCGGGGGCGTTTGCCTCTTCTGCAACCACAACAACTCGGTCCCCTCCCCCCAACTGGAGGCCCCACAACTCACCCCCAAGTCGGGGGTGTAGCCGTGAAGCGCCTTCCCCTGATCCTGTTCGCCGACGCGGCGACCGTCGCCCATTACCGTGACCGCCTCGACCGTGCCGCGACGCTGCTCCGGGTTCCTCCTCGTGGCCCCGTCTTCGAGGACGATGAGCCCGAGGGCGAGCCGCAGACGTGGAACGACTACGCCGAGTGCGTAGCGGATGGATACGCATGAGCGACCGAGATCAACGCTGCGCCCTGCGGGGCGCTGTCGGGCAACCGGCCTGCGCCCGCGCGCTCGTCGCTGCCGGGCGTGCGAAACTCGCGAAAGGGCTGCGCGTCGAGCTGTCCTACCCCTGCTTCGCGCGGGTGTTCGTAGTCTCGGCCTGCTACCCGCTGCGCGATGGCTCGGGCTGGTTCGTGCTGTTCGGCTCCGCTCTCGGCGTGCGCGTCGAGGATCGCAGCATCCTCCGGGTCGTCGTATGAGCCTCCCGACCTGCGAGCGGTGTAAGGAGCGCCCGGCGACCGCCGTGACCCAGCACACCGCAGAGCTGCTCTGCGAGCCGTGCATCCGCGCGACGTGGAACGCGTGCGCCGGGTGCGGCCACCGCGCCAGCTACATCAAGCCAGGCGACGACTGCGCGAGTTGTGCCCGCGAGACGCGCGAGAGCAAGACCGAGGACCCCGACTACAACCGAGGACTGTGACCATGCGCCCAACTGAACGACAGCGGACCGACGAACACCTGCGCCTCGTCGCCGAGGCGGGGATGCACGAACGCCAGCGCGACCGGCTGAGAACTGAGGCGCTCAGGCACGACGCCACCGCCAAGCGCCAGCGTGCGAAGCTCGCCGAGATGGAGAGCGCCCCCGAGAAGGCGGCTAGGCTCACGGGCGCGATCCTCAGGCCGCCGCGCAAGACGCTCGCGGGTGCGCCCCTCGACGTCGAGAGCATCAACGTCTACACCCCCGGCTGTCCCGCCGTTGTCCGCATCTTCATTCAACTCACGTGTGGCAAGGTCGCCGCCCTGGACATCTCGGAGCTGGACGCCTTCAAGCTGGAACGTCGCCTGGCTTGGAAGCTCGACGAACTCGACCGCGACAAAGCCAGCGAATAAACTATCTGAGTGACGAGTGACAGTCCCCTATGTTAGACTCGTCCCAAGGAGACGGAAGCCCATGACAGCCAAGACCAAGCGGCGCAAGAATGAGGGAACCCGAGGCCCCCGCAAGGGCCAGGGCGGACGACCTCGGCGAGTGATGAACGGCCAGCGCCGTAGCGTCCGGCTCGAATCGAGGGAGTGGCGCAAGCTGTTCCGCTACAGCAACGGCACCAGCTACACGTCGCGGGTTCGCGACCTCGTCGAGCTGGCGAACAAGTCCACGAAGAAGGAGCGGGCCAAGCTCGCGACGAAGTGGAAGGAGATCATCGCCACCGACCGGCGCGGCACCATGGTCGAGCCCACCGACCAGAGCATCCTCCTTGACGCCGAGACGTGGGACACGCTCGCCGAGCTGCTCCCCCTCGGGAGCTGGGCGGACAAGCTGCGCCAAGCGATGGAGCTGGCGAAGATCCAAACCACCAAGGCCAAGGAGAAGGCCAAGACCAAGTAGACACACCCCAAACAAGGAGACACGACACGAATGAAGAAACTCAAGTTTAGCAGGCGAAAGCTGGACAAGCTCTCGAAGGCCATGAGAGGACGCGGCGCCATCGCCGAGGCGATCGGCATGAGTCGCCCGGCGGTGGACCGCTACTTCATCGGGAAGGCGATGCGGGCGGCGACATACGACAAACTGAACAAGCTCATCAAGAAACACAGCGGCGAGCAGGTCGAGGTCGACATCGGAACCGTGCCCGAGCCGAGGACTCTGGAGCAGGAGGGCGGCCACCTGTTCCGCCTGCTGTCCAAGGCGCTCGCGCGCAACTCGGGAGTGGAGGCGCTCGGAGCGCAGCTCACTCGGATCGAAGGCCGCATCACCAGGATCGAGGAGAACCAGCGCGCCAGTCTGAGCGCGTGGAACATGCCCCAGGAGGCAGGACGATGAGCGACAACGGACACGGGATCACCACCGAGGTCGTGACCATCACGCCGACGATGGCGAAGAAGTGGCTAGCTGAAACCAACTACGAGGAGAACCGCAACATCAGCAGGGGCCGGGTCGATTACTACGCGCGGCAGATCCGCGACGGTCGATGGGCCCTCAACGGCGAGACGATCATCTTCGACACCGAGGGCGGGCTGCTCAACGGTCAGCACCGCCTAGAAGCAATCATCAAGGCGAAGAAGTCGGCGGTGGTTCTCGTCGTGCGGGGCGTCAAGGAGTCCGCGTTCTCGACCATGGACCAGGGCTACAACCGCAACGCGGGCCAGGTAATGGGGATGAAGGGTCTGAAGAACGCCAGCCTCAGGGCGGCGATTTGCCGGGCCCTGTTCATCTGGGAGGTCTCCGGCGGGCGGCTAAAGAACTACGGCAAGATCAGCCCCGACGAGCTGATGATGGTCCAGGACATCTACGCCGAGGAGATCGACGCGGCGACCTCCTACTCGAACCGATGCCGTGGTGAGGTCCCTATGTCCAGCGGCGTCATCGGCCTCGGGCACATCCTCTTCACCAGGGCCAGGTCGACGAAGTGCGAAGAGTTCCTCCGGGTCTTCGAGGACGGGCTAACCGCCATCGCCGGACACCCCGCGCTCGTCCTCAGGCGTCGGCTGATGAAGGACAAGATGAAGGACCGCCAGCTTCCCTTCGATGCACAGTGGGCGGCCATGATCCGAGCGTGGAATGCCTACGACAAGGGCGAGACGATCCGCACCATCATCGTCAAGCGCAACCCCGATGGCGAGTGGGTTCAGCAGGCCATCCGTGGACTCGGCGCGAAGGCCAAGCAGACGAAGCTCAAGGGCGTGAGCTGATGGGCGGCGTCAAGCGCGCCACGTTCGCGTGCCCCTACTGCGGGCACGTCAACGTGGCGGCGGCGTCGAGCCTGAACGAAGGCGACAAGCTCGCGCGGTGCGACGCCGAGGAGAGCGGATGCGATCGTCAGTTCGTCGTGCGCTGGAACATCGCGGCGTCGGCGCGCGGCGTCGGCATCACCGACGAGCTGCCGAAGGTAATGAAGGAGGAGGGCTGATGGCCGACCCAAACGAGACGGCCATCATCCTCAACGTGGTCGACGCGGTCGACAAGTGTGACACGCTGCCCGAGGTCATCGCGGCTCTCGTCGGAGCGGCCAACGATCTTGGCGCGTTCAAGAACATCGGAACCTGGGAGCTGGAGTCCCACCCCGAGCACGGCATCGTGAGGCTCGTGAGAAAGTCGGACAACCGTGGCAATTGACACCAAAATTGAGTGGGCCGACAGCACTTTCAACCCGTGGTGGGGCTGCACGAAGATCAGCCCCGCTTGCGACAACTGCTACGCGGCGGCGACCGCCGCGCGGTGGGGCAAGGATGTCTGGGGTCAGGGCGTCGAACGCGAGAAGAAGATCGGAACCTGGAACGAGATGCGAAAGCTCAACCGGGCAACGGCGCAGGCAATCGATGACGCGGTCGAGCTTCACCGACCACAGCCCCAGATGCCGCGCGTGTTCTGTGCGTCGATGGCAGACGTCTTCGACGCCGAGGTTGCGCAAGCCTGGCGTGAGGAGTTGTGGAACCTGATCGACGAGTGCGGACACCTGGTGTTCATGCTCCTCACGAAGCGTCCTGGAAATATCCGCAGGATGCTCCCGGACCGTTGGCAGGAAGAAGGTATCCCCGAGCGGGTCTGGATCGGCACGACCGTCGAGAGTGACGACTACCGCTGGCGAATCGACGAGCTGATGCGCGTCCCGGCTGCGGTCAGGTTCCTCTCGGTCGAGCCCATGCTGGGCCCGGTCAACCTCGCCAGCCATCTCGGTCTCGGCCCGCTGCCCAACGGGGAGCGTGCGGAGCATGGAGGTCGCGGCATCCACTGGGTCATCTGCGGCGGCGAGTCCGGTCGCGGGTCGAGGCCGATGGAACTGGCGTGGGCGCGCGACCTGCGTGACCAGTGCGTGGCCTCGGACACTCCGTTCTTTTTTAAACAATGGGGACAGCACGACGCCCAGGGCAAGCGCGTCAAGTCGAAGCACGACGCGGGCCGCAGTCTCGACGGCGTCATCTGGAACCAGCTCCCGGCGGGGCTGGTGCGGGAGTGAACAAGCTCCGCGAGCTGCTAGCGCTTTTGAAGAAGCTCCAGACCATCGACAACACGGGGGACGCTGCGATGATGGCGGGGGACTTGCAGGACCCCGCCTACACCATCGAGCTGGAGAAGATCGTTAGCGGCACTCGGGATGCCGATCTGTTCAGCGCCTACTTGGAATGGATGCTAGAAGACGCTGGCGGGCAGGGGCTACAAGACGTCATCGTTTCACGGCCTGGATACTTCGAGTGGCGACAGGCACTATGAGCGACTACCCCGAGCACGACAAGATGCGCGAGGTCAAGCCCAAGAGCCAAGCCATCGGCGAGTTCCTCGAATGGCTGGAGGAACAGGGCATCTGGTTGGCGAACCACGCCGACAGCGACGTTCACCTGAGTCCGTTCTGGTATTCCAAGGAGAAGATCCTTGCCAAGTTCTTCGACATCGACCTGAAGAAGATCGGCGAGGAGAAGGACGCGATGGTCGACGAGCTGCGAGCCATGAACGAACCGAGCCCACGATGACCTCCGACATCTACGAGGTCGACCGCGCGGGCTACGGTGCGGCTGCCTTCGGCGACGGCCTGCCCCTCGCTCTCTTCAAGGTTCCAGTCCGTGACCCGGTATCGGTGGGCGCCGCGATCATGGCCGACTTCTTCGACCTCGACCTGGGGGACCGTGAGGCCCTCGCCGACGGGCGAACGGCCATCACGATGGCGGGCAGGAAGGTCGACCGGCTGGGCCGCGAGCTGGCATCGATCATCCTGGCAAGTCGCGAGAGCTTCACCTGGACAGCTCAGGAGCTGAGCAGCTTCATCGACGGCTCGCCCCGGGGGTGGGAGCACGGCGACCTGGTCTGGTTCCCTACCGGGAACGGGTGGGAAGCGGGTAGCATCGAAGCAGTGACCCGGCGCGCGAGCGGCATCGTCATCGACGCGATCGGCTCCGAGGATGACGGGGAGCCGATCAAGGCATCGGTGTCGGTCTCCAAGCTGCGCCACCGAGACAAAGCAAAGCAAGGGCGCGACCGCCCGGAGAAGGTGAAGCCGTGAGCAAGTTCCGACCGTGTCCCGACTGCAAGGGCCTCGGTGTCGAAAGGCGCCGAGGCGTCATCGCCGAAGTTGACGCGCCATGCGGAAGGTGCAAGGGCGCGAAAGCCATCGACGACCTCGGCGCGTGCGCGAAGATGGTCTATCCTCGCGTCAAGGCGGACGAGCGGCTCACCCTGCCGATACCCAAGGAGGGCCTGAGGGCGGGGACGCGCATCGACCTCGGCACGACCTGCCCGTTCCCCGCCGACCGCGACTACCACGGGCAACTCCTCTGCGACGGTCACGCCCTGGCGAGAGCGATCGAAGGGAAGATGGCTTGTCCGACCTGCGGCGGCAACCCGACGAAGGGGATGCACCGTGGCGAGGTCGTCGGTCACGGCAAGGTGATGACCTGCTCCAGCTCCCAGCACGAACGCGACCTGCAAGACGTGAGCGCCGCTCTACAGAAGGCGCTGAGCAAACGCGGACCTTTGCCTCCTGAGGAGGTAAGGACGATCGACGCCTTCCAGTCGACGTCGATCGACCTCGCCACCAGAGAGGTAGACGTGAGCTACGAACTCACCGAGCGTGAGACTCCGCGCACGCCGGGGACCATCCTCGTCGAAGGCGAGGAGCAACCTTGCCCCGGCGACTGCCGAAGGGGCTTGGTCCCCGCTCGTCACGGTTGGGGCGACTGTCCGGTGTGTTCGTCAGCTCCACCGCCGAAGGTCGTCGAATCGGCTACGCTCGATTCGGTCGACGTGATTCCGGGCGGCCTCGGCGTCAGGATGAGCAACGTCGTCTTTCGGCCGACTCCCGAGACGTCGCCGCTCATGGCCGCGATCGAGAACGGTGAGGTAGAGGACGTCGAGCCCGGCGAATCGTTGAGCTACGTGCCGCCCTACACCATTCCGATCGTCGAGACAGAGGAGGGTGTGACGTTGCTGATCGGTCCGAACATCCGGCAGCGTGTCGAGGCCCTCCCCGGGGATGAGATCCTCAAGAACATGGAGGACGAGGACGAAGACGAAGACGAAGACGAAGACGACGGATGGCGCTATGGTGATGAGTGCCTCACCGACGGCGAGCGCAACCCCTCAATGGGTGGTCCGCCACAGGATCGTGAATGAGCATCCAGAGCGACGGCAACGCCTACCGCAAACGGAGCAGGTCGCACCCCGTCCACACGCGCATGGTGACGAAGCGCCGGGCCCGCGCGAACGGTGACAACCTCAGCGACCCGCTTGCCATCGAAGGGCACAGGGCGCGCCCCGTGTCGTGCGGCTGTGGGTGGAGCGGAACGATGGACAAGCTGACGAACCCGGCCGGTGGACCGACACTCGGCGGCGTGAACCTCGGCCCCGGCTTCCCGGTCTGCCCAAAGTGCAAGACCGATGCGAGGCTCGAAGCGTGAGGCAGCTCGCCGAGTTCGTCTGGGGTCCGAAGGACGCGATCGACCTGACGGTCGTCGTCGTCTGCGTCGTGGTCATCACCATCGCGTGGCTGCTCGATTTGTTCGACCGTTGGAGGATCAAGCGGAAACAGAAGAAACGAAACCAGAGGTAGGCCGGGGGACATAGTGCAAGGCGCCGCGCTGGAGTCAGGCCAAGCCCTTATCCTTTCGGGCGAAAGAGATGCTGTGAAGTCGTGACCGGCCCAGGGTGGAGCGTTCTCCCCCTTGATTGAAGCGGAACGGCATCGGAAAGCGTAGGGGTGAGCGTCCGTCGGGTCGGAGTTACTCAAGGGCGGATGGCCCGCCTGCTCCGAATTGGAAACTCGACGGACGCGAATCCTTCCCCACGAATCCCCACCGCTCCACGTCAGGGTGAAAGGCTTGCCCCCAAATTCCTCAGACCCTGGATGTGCTTCAAGGAATTCGCTCAAGTAGTCGGGCGGCGATGTCGATGTCGGTGGTGCTCCCTAGAAAGGGAGCTGGCCCAGCGGCTGGTCGGCAACGCTGGGCCAGCTTGGGAACACGAATACTCCCAGGCTAGCACAATGCCGCGACAGCTCTGGGGGGTTCGTGAGCGGACACGTTCTTCGGGATGGATGCTTCTCTTGGGTCAGGGCGGTCAGCTCGAACGACGGGCCACCGAAGTCGACGACGCGTCACGTCCTTCTAGCCCTCTCGCTCTACATGAGCCCGAAGGGGGATAGCTGCTTCCCGTCGATAGCCACCCTGGCCGACGACACCGGGCTGAGCGAGCGCAGCATCATCACGCATCTCCAAGAGGCCGACGCCCTCGGGTGGATCGCGCGCCAGGCCATGCCGATGCCGTCGAAGGGCAAGGGCTGGAAGCGGATGGCCTACGTCGCGACCGCCCCCGCGAAGGTCATGCAGCTCGCGCAGAAGGTGGTGAAGGACGTTCACCACGAACAAACCGAAGGCGGTGAACCTGACGACGAAGGTGGTGAACCTGACGGCGATATGGTGGTGAAGGACGTTCACCCGATGCATCCAGTAGATGCTTCCAGTGATGCGGCCAGCCCGCCTCGGCCCAAATCCTCCATCCAAGAAAAGGCAGCGAAGCTCCTCGACTCGGGGAGGGCGACCGCGTGGGAGGAGAAGTTCTTGCGGTCTCAGCTCTCGAAGCTCGCGGCCGGGAAGCCTCTGTCCGTCGACAAGCTCATCGAAGTCCTCGACGAACACGGCGAAATCCGGGAAGCGAAATCGGTCAACGTCCCGAGCGTCGCGGATCAGGAGCGCCAGATGCGCGAGACCCTCAAGCACGACGAGGGCCTCCTGAAAGAACGCACGGCCGACGACGGACACATACCGCCGGACATCGTCGCGGCGTGTATACGAAAGCGAAACCGCCTGGCCCTCGTCGTCCCGCCGTGGCTCTCCGAGATGTCCGAGAAGCACCCGGTCGAGCAGACGGAGCCGCGCCGGAGGAAGCTCACGTCCCGTGAGGTCGACTCACGCTTAGGGAAGATCGCCAAGGCCGCAGACGATGCCGAGAAAGATTCCGCCTCGCAGTCTGTCGGCTGACCGTGCTAGCATGGCTGACACCACAAAGGAGAAACGCGATGGCTAAGATGAATCCCTTCCAGAAGGCGAAGCGCGGGAAGAAGTGGGTGAAGCTCCTCATCTCCGGGGGGAGCGGCGGGGGCAAGACGCTCACCGCCTTGCAGATCGCGTGCCACATGGCGGTGGCACTCGGCCGCCCCGGGAGCGTCGCGGTCATCGACACCGAGGACGGGAGCGCGGACCTCTACTCCTACGACACCGTCGTCGGGGAGCCATTCTACTGCTCGTGCGAACAGTGCATGAAGGGGCCGCCGAGCGAGCGCCTGGCGCTGGAGTTCGATGTCATCGACCTGCGCGACCACAGCCCCCAAGAGTTCCAGGGGAAGATGCGGGCGTCCCTCGATTTCGGCTACTGCATCCTGGTCATGGACTCGGCCTCGCACGAATGGTGCGGGAGGAACGGGTGCCTGGAGCAGGTCGACGCGCTCAAGGGTGACGGCAAGGGTCGCAAGACCGACAACGCCTGGAACGCCGTTACGCAACTGCACAACGCATTCCTTTCCGACATCCGCGCGATCCCCATCCACTTGATCGCGACCTGCCGCACGAAGCCCGAGCGTGGCGACGACGGCGGCGAGATCATCATCCAGCGCGACAAGGACGGACCGTTCTATTACGAGTTCGGGTTCTGGGGATGCGTCACCCGCCAGCAGCCCGGAACTCTCCACATCGCCAAGAGCAGGAGCGGTCACTTCCAAGGTGAGGTCTGGAAGAAGGCCGGGCGTCACGTCGCTCAGCAGCTCCTGTTCTGGGCCGGGCACCTTCGACAGTCGGAGCCCGTTCCCACGTCAGATTCTCCCGCGTTGAGTGGGGGGTCCGCTGTCGAGTCGGAGAAGCGACCGACTCCAGCGGGCCCCCCGCCGACCGCTCCCGAGGAGCCGAGGCGCGACCCGAAGACGTGCAAGCACACAAGCTGGAGCTTTTACAGCTCGGTCCCCGACGAGGGCGAGCCAATCGCGGGCGCCACGTGCGACGACTGCGGCATCTTCCGCGCTGAGGAAGGCCCGCCACCAGAGACCGAGGAGCCGGGTCACCGTGTTGGCGTCGCGCTCGGGGACAAGGGACCATTCGTCGGCGGTCAGCCCTCGGAGGCCGAGACCGCCGGGCAGACCAAGGACGTCACGGTGTCGGACACCATCGACATCACGGACAGCGTGTCCGCTTCGATCGAGGGACCGAGCGCGGAGCAGGAACGATGCGCCCACGGCGCCATCAAGGACGGCGCGTGCGTCGACTGCGGTGCCAAGGTCAACGAACCCGACACGTCCGAGCCCGAGCCCGAGGAAGACCCCGAGCTACTCAGGTGGACGCTCCAGGCCGAGGAAGCGGTGGCCGCGCTGCCGGATGCGAGCGAGGTCCAAGCGAAGGGCGAGGGCTACGTCACCCGAGCCAAGGGCGACATCGAACGCATGAAGCTCACGGTGTCGTGGGCGAACTCCGAGCTGAAGAAGCTCGCCGCAGCCACCGCCTAGAAGGAGTCGGCCATGAGCCGCAACGAAAAGCCCATCGGGGCGCGGATCGACGACCACACCAGGGGCCAAGTCTACGATGCGGTCATCGCGTTGAGCGGTCCGCCCTGGCGCATGACGAAGAAGAAGCTAGTGGGCGAGGCGCTGCGGCGTGAGGTCACGCGCCTCGCCAAACGATACAACGGCGGCAAGCCATTCCCGGTTCAGAAGGACCGGCGGCTCGCCTCGACTGGAGGAAGCGATGCAGGCGATGCCAAAGTGGGGAAGCGGAAAGCTGGGGGGGTGGCGGCTCGCCCCCGAGCTAGGGCGCGAGCCCGAGCAAAGCGCACGGGCTCTGCTCCTGCGCGCTCTCGACGCAGGCGCTCAAGCTGACACGAAGGCCGAGGCCGAAGCCTGGGGCATCGAGGTCTGTGGCTTCCCAGCACACGCGGTCATCGTCGGCGCCATCCAGGTCCACGTCGCCGACGTCCTCGCGATAGCTGAGGGCTACGACCTTCCGATGGCTCAATGCCAGGAGATGACGCGCGACCGCTTCGGCGATGACGGCTACACATGGGATACGGAGATGGTCGACCGGAGCGTGGTGGCGAAGCCGAAGGAGGGCGGCGCGCCCATCTACTTCCAGCGGTGCAAGCCACTCGACGGGCTGCCGTGGGCGGACAGGTGGAAGCTGCGCAAGGACGACCCACGCAAGACCTCCATCCCGATCGACGAGAAGATGTCCCGCCCGTGCGACCGGCCTGACTGCGCCGAGGTCATCGCGGTCTGCGGTCACGAGCAGCTAGCCGAGTCCATCGGCGTCGTCGGCGATGAGCCCTGGGCCATGAGCGCCGAGGAGCTGGCCTCGCATCAGATCCCCCACGACATCGAGAACACCCCGTGGGGGATGGAGTGCATCGGCTGCGGGCTGTCGGTCGACGACATCAAGGAGGGGACGTTCTGCAAGCCGATAAAGAACGTCCCCCTCGGCAAGATCCACCTGGACATCGTCGCGGATGAGAACGTGCCTCCGGGCGTCGCGTTCCTGGTCGACGAAGATGGCAAGGCAGTCGGCGCCCCCGCTTCTCCTGCGGCTGCCGAGGCGGGCAGCCCTGGCCCTGGGTCGAGCGACTCCCCTGCGAGCACCCCGGCTGCGGAGTCTGCGGCCCCGGCCACCGTCTTGCGATGCGACTGCGGAGCGCACATCGCCCCGGTGGGATTCGACGGGTGCAAGCTGAACCTGTGCGCGAACAAGGTCACTGGCACCGCACCGACCCCGCCCGCCGCTGGGTTGGAGAGTGGACCCCAGCCGGTCGAGCCTGCCGCCTCTGCGACCGGGGGCGACAGCTCGGGATCTTCGGAGCCTGACCTGCCGGACGGGATGGTCGCGTGCGAGGACTGCGGGAAGGTGAGCAAGCCCGGCGGCACGATCGTCGATAAGTTCCAGGTGCGCCGCTGTGGAACCTGTCACCGCAGTCATCACATGGGGCTGAACGATCCACCGAAAGGAGACGGGGGCCGGGCCAGCACTGGCGATGATCATGGGGGCGGTCAGCGCGATGGCGCAAGCGAGGCGCCGACGACGGTGAGGCCCGAGGAGACCGGCGGCTTCACCGCCGAGCCCGAGGAGAAGGACGACCCAGCGCCGACCGGCCTGCCACCCGATACCCGCTGCGGAACGTGCGGACATCTCGGGAAGGAGCACGACTACCGGACTGGCAAGTGCGCGGCGTGCCAGCTCTGCGTCGCGTTCAGGTCCCGCGCCGACATGCCCGAGGTAGATGCCTCACCGAACAAAGTGAAATTCCCGCCACGCTTCTCGGTCGACTGCCCCAACTGCACCGCCTACATCGCGAGCACGTCGGTCGACTACAGCGGCCAGCCCTGCAAGAGCTGCGGGTTCGTCTCGCCCATCGTCAAGCTCCACGGAGAGGACGCCCCGCCCTTCGACTGGGCGCGGTTCCTCGTCCGGCACGGCAAGCGGACCAAGGCGTTCGCGTCTGGGTTCTGCAAGGTCGACGGCGACCCGATCGAACCAGGCCAGGAGGTCTTCGCCCACGCCGACGTGAAGACGAGCCGGGCCCACTCGGCGTGCATCACCGAGGCGATCGGCTACGCGCTGACCATGCTCCGCGATGGCAAGGTGGTAACCGCCGAGCTGAACCCCACCATCGCCGACAGGGGTGAGGCGGTCAGAGAGATGTGCGCGATCTGCGCCAAGGACATCGAGCCGGGCGAATCGTGCTACCGACTCAAAGATGTGTTCGCACACTACACCTGCGTCGAGGGCGAGGGGGTCCACCCGCCGATCGCTGACGACGACGACCGCGACCTGTGCGAGTGGCACCCCGACGAGAACCGCGCCGCGCAGGTCGGCGACGCGTTCCACAGCCTGGCGCACCTGATCGTCGGCTCCGGGAAGAACCCACTCCGGCTCTGCCGTTCCTGCCGTTCGAAGAAGCCTCACACGCGGAAGCGCAAGGAGGTTCCCATCACCGCCCCCCCGGCGGCTCGAACACCGAGCCCCTCGGGCGCGACCGCGTAACGCTTGACCTCGAAGAGGTAAAGCAGAAGACAGCGAAGGCGCTCGGGGGTGTAGGGATTCTGGAGGATGGCGACCTCTGCGAATTGCACGAGGGAGCGAAGCGAGTCGCTGAGCTGATGCGTGACGGAGCTTGGCACGACGCCGAAGAGATACGACGCGCGGCAGGTGAGCCGGGCGCCCCGGCGAGTGAGGGACTACGCCGAGCGCGCGAGCTGCGCGCGGTCCCCGGGGTGGAGCTGGAGCGGAGAAGCAGAGGAGGAAGGCTATGGGAATACCGGATAACACGGACGACCGAGGGCAGCAGCAAATGAAGACCGCCGAGACACCGAGGCTACTCGACCCCACTAGGCCGCTCGTCTGCAAGCACGGCAACAGAGCCGAGGCGAGGCCGATACCCACGCGCCCCGGCTGGTGGCAGAACTTCGCGATCGACTGCGTGACGTGCCAGGGCGACAAGCACACAGGGATCCCCTACCAGCCCCCGGTCCCGCCGACCCGAGTGACCTAACCAGCCGACCGCCCCCGTCCGCCGAGCTGCGCCCGCAAGACCAGCTCGACCAGTTGCCGGACGGCGTCGCCGGGGATGGTCCCCGTCGGCGCGACCCAGCTCTGTCGGGGGCGGTTGGCAACCCAGGAAATTCTGATGGCTGACACGGCTGACCGTGCTAGCTGTCGTAGGTGAAGGGCATGATGCGGCGGAGCTGGAGCGAGATGTTGGTAGAGCTGGTCGAGGAAATCAGGGCGCAGGCCGAGCGGTTCGCACAGAACCACCTGGGCAGCGACGCCGACGCGCGCATCACGCGCGTCGACCATCCCGATATGCCTGGACACTTCACCTTCTTCATCGAGCAACCCGGCGAGCCCGTCATCCTCATCACGGTCTACGCCGACCACGTCTTGGAGGAGGTCGAGAAGATCACCGCGCGCCCCGGTCTGATCCTCGAAGCCATCCGCCGCGCGGCGCGCACCGTGTTCATCGACCCGCATATGGTGGGGCCGCTCAAGCGGGCCCTGGCGCGCACAGCCTAGCCCATGTCCGATCGCTACCACGTCCACACGGGCGACGCTTTGGAATGGCTTCGGACCCTGCCCGCCGGACACGGCGACTCGGCGGTGCTCGACCCGCCCAGCGGCATCGGGTTCATGGGCAAGGACTGGGACAGCGACAAGGGCGGCGCCGAGAAGTGGATAGCGTGGCTCCGTGACATCCTCGCGGAGCTGCGCCGGGTCCTCAAGCCGGGCGCGCACATCTGCGTGTGGGCGATCCCGAGGACGAGCCACTGGACAGGGATGGCGATCGAGCGCGCGGGCTTCGATGTCCGCGACTGCCTCACCCACATCTTCGGGAGCGGCTTCCCCAAGAGCCACAACATCTCCAAGGCCCTCGACAAGCTGAAGGAGGACAACCGCGAAGAGGTCGACGAGTGGCGCACATGGCTGACGCTCGCCCGCGACCTGGCCGGGATCACGAACAACGACATCGACGCGGCCTTCGGCTTCAACGGCATGGGCTGTCACTGGACGAGCCACCCGACCCAGCCCAGCATCCCCAAGCTCGACCAGGTCCCCACGCTGCTCGACCTCGTCGGAGTCGAGGAACTCCCCGAGCGGATGCGCGAGCTGCTCCTGAAGCTGAACGACGAGAAGGGGAAGCCCGGCGATGCTTGGTTCCGTCGCGAGGTCGTCGGGACGAAGCGCGTCAAGAACATCCAGGCGGGCGACTTCTACGCCCCCGGCGAGGGCAGCTACCAGCAGCACGACGTTCCCGAGACGGCGCCCGAGACGGACATGGCGAAGGAGTGGGAGGGGTGGGGCACCGCGCTCAAGCCAGCCGCTGAGTTCTGGTGGCTCGGTCGCGTCCCGCTCGACGACATCATCGCCCGGAACGTGATGCACCACGGGACAGGCGGCCTCAACGTAGACGGCTGCCGGGTGGCTGGCGACGTCCCCAAAACAGTCCAAGGTCTGAGCACCCGCATCTATGGTGGCGGGAAGGGCCTACGGTCCGTGGCTCAGGAGTTCACGCCGAACTCGGGCGGGCGCTACCCCCCGAACCTCCTGCTGACTCACGACGAGGGATGCGACGACGACGACTGTGCGCCGTGGTGCCCCATCAGGATGCTCGACGAGCAGAGCGGCCAGCAGAAGGACGGCGTGGCAGTCAAGCGGAACCTGCCCCCCGAGGGAGCGCGTAACGGGCTCGACCTCCAGGTGCCCGCCACGCAGCGCGGACCCGACGAGGGCTACGGCGGTGGCGGCGGCGCGTCCCGCTTCTTCCCCCGCTTCCGCTACCAGGCGAAGCCGAGCCGGGCGGAGCGGGAGGCCGGGCTCGAAGCCTTCCCCCTCAAGTCGGCGAAGAAGTGGAACGAAGGCGGCATCCAGGGGAGGCGCGACGCGAAAGCCGACGCGGCCATCGCCGACGCCGAGGTCCACAGTCAGGGGCTCGACGCCCGAGGGCGCACGCTCATCCGGGCCGACGGATCGAAGACCCTCGTCGACCGCTTCATTCCCCAACACCGCGCCAACATCCATACAACTGTGAAACCGATCAAGCTGATGCGCTGGCTCATCCGCTTGGTTACACCACCGGGTGGATTGGTCATCGATCCCTTCACAGGGTCGGGAACAACCGGATGTGGCGCCATGCTCGAAGGAGCGAGGTTCGCAGGGTCTGAACAGAACGAGGAGTATGCCCGGATCGCACGGGCCCGGATCGCACACTGGGCTGGCGAGCAGTATGAGTTGGAGCCGCTGGGAACGGCGGCGCCGCCAGTAAAGCCGACAGCGCCTGACCCTCAGTTGTCGTTGTTCTGATATATGCTCGCCGCAGTCAAATGGGGAAGCGTGGACCAAAGAGCAGCGCGCCGGGTGGCGTCGGCTACGTCACGAAGAAGGGATACCTAAGGATCCGGCACGAAGGTCGCCTCAGGATGGCGCATGATGTTGCCTGGGAGTTGGCCTACGGTCCGATCCCCGAAGGAATGCAGGTTCACCACAAGAATGAGAAGAAGCTAGACAACCGCATCAGCAACCTGGAGTTGCTCGACGCCCTCACGCATAAGAGAATCCACAGCGGATGCGAGCTTCGAGATGGTCTCTGGTGGAAGCCGTGCTCAGTCTGCGAGGAGTTGAAGCCGGTAACCAAGAGGCATTGGTATTTCACGCGCGAAGGGTGGGTGGCCTATGGTAGATGTCGCCCTTGTCACATCGCGAAAGTTGTAGAAGCGAAACGGCGTAGGAAGCGCCAAGGGAAATAGGAGAACACGACTATGACGACTCAAGGAAATCAATTCGTTCCGCTCGACCTCGGACTCATCGAGGAGGGAGCGTTTCTCGCTTCGGTCAACCGCGCCATCTGCAAGGCCCAGGACGAGCTGGTTCGCCACGTCGAGGCGTGGGGCGAGCGCGCCGGTAAGGCCAAGGCGGTCATCGACGTGAGCATCGAACTCAAGTGTGAGAACCCGACGCCCGGCGAAGGCTTCTACACCATCACCCCTACGCTGAAGATCAAGCTCCCGGCGCGTCCGCCGAAGACGACCAGCGCCATGGCTGGCTTCGACAAGGCCCGCGACCAGGCGTGTCTGTTCGTGCGCGAGACGGGCAGCACCGAGGGCGACCCGAACCAGATGCATCTCCCGATGGGAGACGCCAAGGAACCGACCGACACCCAAAGGAGTGAAGCCTGATGGAGAACACCAGTCAAGGGACACAGCAACAGCAGACCCTCGCGGACCTGATCCGCAAGCCACGCGAGGGAATGGAGACATCCTTCGAGGTCGTCGACCATCTCATCGAGGACGCCGAAGAGGGCACGAGTCCGGGGAGGCGGCTCGTCATCGAGCGGCGCAAGCTCCAGCCCGAGCCACCGACCGAGGCGCCGCGCGCCGAGTCGAACCGGCGGGCGCACACGTTCTTCGCGGCCACGGGGTTCATCGCCTACCTCCTCAAGTTCGGCACGAAGAACACCGTCGTCCTGGCGGACCCGGATCAACGGACGGTGCAGGCGATCATCGACGAGCGGGCCGAGAACGGTCGCGAGGTCGTGACGCTCACGCCGCAGACTCATCCACGGTGGGAGCCGTGGCGGAACATGCTCGGGCAACGCGTCACCCTCGACGTGTTCCGGCAGCTCATCACCGACAACCGCAAGAGCATCGTGGCTCCCGACGGCAGGGAACTCATCTTCCTGTTCCAGCAGATCAGGATGAGCACCGAGGTCCAGCTCCAGAGCGGCGTGGTCAAGGGTGCCAAGGCCGCCGTCAACGGGATCATCATCCGCACCGCCATCACCGGGGCCGGGAAGGAGTCCGACACGCTGGAGCTTCCCGAGTCCATCAGCGTCAAGACTCCGGTGCTAGTCGACGAGCCCGAGCAGCTCATCGAGATGGATCTGATCCTCGGCGGCAAGCGCGACGGGACCGAGGTTTACTGTCAGCTTGCGAGCGCTGACCTGAAGGAGGCGGAAATCTTTGCCTTCGATGCGCTCGTCGAGCGACTCCGCAAGGAGCTGAGCGGCGACGAGTTCACCGTCACTCACGGCAGCTACGCGACGACGACCTGGGATCGGCTTCGCGCATGACACCCGTGGTCGAGCTGGCGATGAGGTTTGGGCAGGTCGAGGTCATCCCGGCGGCATGGGCCGAGCCGGGCTGGCCCCGCCTAGTCCCCGACCCTCGTCAGCTCGACCCGACCGCCGTGTTCAGAACGGTCATCGTCGTCCACACCGATGACTACCAAAGGGTTGCCAAGCTAGTGGAGATGCAGAAAGGTGAGCGCGGTTCTCGCTTGCCCTCGTCGGGAGGATTCGGTAGAACCTCGGAAGCCCCGCCAGTGTGTTGAACCGACGGCCGCCACGAGCGGCCCGAGGCATGGCGCACGGGGGCCACGCCAGACACGGAAGGCCGTAACCTGGCCATAGGGTGGCGACACCCGATCCGGCACGACAGCGTGAAGGGAGCCGACTCCTAACGGGGTCGGCTTTCTCCGCTCCTTGGACGAGTCAGGGCCCGCGCGTAAGCTGACCCCATGGACCCAGCGAAGATCGGCGAGGCCCTCGGTCAGGCTCAGGACATCCAGACCGTGCTGGGGATCTTCATCGGTCTGCTCCTCCTCGCCCTGATGTTCCTGGTCAAGCTCTGGATGGCCGACCGCCTCGGGAACACCGTGAAGCTCGGAGCCCTGGAGCTGGCGCAGGCCGGAGAGCTGAGCCGCCGCGACGTGGACCTGGCCGCGAAGGAGACCGCATGGGAGCGCGAGCGCGCGGACCATCATCAGTCGCTCCAACTTATCCACGAAGCTCACACCACCAAGGTCGAGGAGCTGATGCGGGAGATGCTCTCGCTCGCCATGGGCGTCGAGAAAGCTCTCGACCAGCTCCACCGCCGAGCCCGTCCACCGTCTGACACAGGACCCGTCTGAGGAGAAAGCTATGGCCGCGATGCCCGTCCCCGCCCCGAAGCCCTCGACCCTGAGGATGGAGAAGCACCTGCGCGAGACCTTCGAGCGCGTGAGGGAAAAGCTCGCGACGGTGTCGGGCGACTCCGGTATGATCCGGCTTCACCCGGACCAGACCAAGCGGGCCTGCGAAGCCTACGACGAACACCTGGACAACGGGCACGCGGACGACGAAGCTGAGCCGGAGGAGTAACCATGTTCGAGCTACTCGCAGAAGCAGGCGCGTCCGGCTTCGACTGGGTCGGCGCTGCCACATTCGTCACAGCCGTCGGCGGTATCATCGTCGCGCTCCTCCAGTTCCTCGGGAAGAAGGACGCGGCGGCCAAGGCCAAGCAGGCGACCGCCGCGCTCGGGGCGACCATTCGGGGCGTCGAGGTCGCGGCCCGGGAGGGCGACTTCACCGACCTCACCAAACAACTCAAGGAGCAGACCGGCCTAGAGCTGACGCCTCAACAGCTCAGGCTGATCGCGAGCGGCGCGACGAAGGCGGTCAAGGGTTCCATCAAGGCGACCTCCATGGAACACAGCGTGGCCGACTACCTCGCGGCGATCGTCGAGACCCGGACCCAGCGGCTCGAACTCACGCCCGAGCAGAAGAAGAAGCTGGCCGAGGAGGCCGACGCCGAGTGATTCGAGTGACCCACACCTACGCCATTCTCGACGTGAGCCCCGAGCTATATACCGAGGTCCGCGAGAAGCTGGAGGCCGCTGGTTACCAGCACGCGTTCCACGATCGAGAGGACGGCGGCCCGGTCATCGACATGCACGGCATCGCGCTGCGCGCCGAAGAACCAACCGAACCGAAGGACACCAAGTGAAGCGACTCATCATCCTCCTGCTCGTCATGCTGATGGCAGGCTGTTACGCGGCGCCCCCTGAGGCGCTCGACCTCATCAACGATTCCATCTCCGTCACGGCGGGCCATGCCAAGGACCCTCACGACGAGCTGAGCCCCCTCGGCCAGTCGGCGTTCGAGGCAGACCACGACGCCTGGCAGAAGGTCAGGTATATGGTCTTCGGTGTCGACGTCGACCCCGAGGTCAAGGCGCGGACCGAGGCGAGGGCCGCCGCACACGGTCACCCGGAACCCGGCGAGTGAAGCCCGCACGTCAGGCCGGGCGGACTCTCGCGGAAGCCGTCCGGTCCGTGAAGCCACAGCGGGCCAAGACGTTCACCGCAGCCAACGGAGAGGAATACGCCGTCGGCCCGAGCGGGTTCATCCCCGCGAGCGCGGAGCGCGCTCGTCGCCAACGGATGACCCCGCGCGAGAAGGAGGAGGCGAACAGCCATCGCGGCCTCCTCACCAAGGGCCGCAAACGGTGGCGCAGGAAGTTCGGCGCATGAGGGCGAAGACCGCCAAGCTCATCGCAGCCTGCGGGAAAGCCCTGCCGGGCGAGACGGAGGAGAGCCTACTGAGGCAGTGGCGCCGGGCGAGCACGCGCGAGCGCGGCCAGCTCCGGGCCCGCTGGACCCACCAGGTCAAGACCTTCGCAGCGCGGTCGAGGAAGATGAAGGCGGATCGCGCGGAAGCGAAAGCACAGGGCAAGGTCCACGTCCCGGGGTTCGGCGCCGTGGCCCCGCCACCAGGCTCGACGGTCGAGCAGTTCGAGAAACAAGTGAAGAACATGAGGAGGAAGAAGTGAGCGAGCTACTCGACGCCCTGCACAAAGCGGGCGACAAGGTCATCGACGGCAAGGCCCCCGAGCTGATCGCCGACCTGCTGGTCGACGGTGAGGCGCTGGCCGAGAAACACCTGACCGGTGACCTCGAACCACTACGCGGCCCGGCCCTCGACGCCATCGAAGTCCTCAAGGACGACAAGGTGGTGAGCGCGGTGGCGAGTCTGACGAAGGCGGGATTCGCCCGCGTCATCGGACTGTTCGAGAGCGGCGACAAGCACGGAGCGAGGCGCGTTTACATGGCGACCGAGGCCACCGCGCAAGAGCGTATCGACTTCCAGAACGCGAGCGGCGATGCTGCCGTGCTCCTGTTCGACAAGCGAGCGCGCGAATGGGAGGCCCTCGTCGAAGCGTTCACCCGCATCGGGAAGATCGCCCTCAAGGCACTCGGCGCCGTGGTGCTCGGGCTCATCGGAGTCAAGCTCTAAACCAGATTCGTGTGTGTGTTTTCCGGTGGAGGCCCGGCCAGCTCGTCGCTGGATCGGGCCTTCGCTTTGTCGTCGCGCCTTGTTATGTTAGCCGTGTTGACACGGATAGCACCAAGCCGAACAGGAGACAACATGCCCCGCTTCTTCGTGGTCCACGGATACTCAAGCCCCGATAACTACGCGAAGAACGGCGGCCCCGTTCTGGAGATCACCGAGGCCGAGACGCCATCGATGGTCGCGAACCTGAGGTTCGAACACGAGCAGTGCATCAGCCATCGCGAGGCGAACCAGGGAGTCTTCCGAGTCTTCGAGCGCGAGCGGTTCATGGTCGAGAAGGAGCGCGTGACCGAGTGGGAGCTGAAGGCTTGACCCGACTACGCGACGACGAACTAGAGCGACTCGCGGTCAGCCGACAGCGGCGCATCAGTTCGATGGCGACCGAGCTGCTCCAGGCTCGCGAGCGCGGACTGATGCCCACGGTCGACCTCGCCACCGAGCTACTAGTGAACCGCATCCCCGTCGAGATGAAGGACGGCACCTACGTCGCCATCCCCGAGGCGGCCCTCCACGTCTGCGCGTGGACTCCCGAGGAAGGCGGAAAGGGGAAGACGACGCAGGTGCATCTTCAGTTCGAGGCGGGCGAGGGCGTGAGCTTCGTCCACCGGATGAAGAGTGGGCCCGCCGTCGATCAGCTCATCATCCTGCTAGCCGAATACAGGGCCGAGGTCTGGCCTCAATACAGGGGAGTCAGAGTCAGGTGATGCTAGGCTTGACGAGCCCGGCCCGCACTGCTCTGCCAGGCGTCCATCGTCTCTGGGTGGTCCACGATCAGAGACCGCGTCGACCCGAGGGTGGCATCGCCACGAACCGGCGTCACCGAGATGATCAGGCGCTGCTTGCCAGGCGCGAGCGTATCGATGACCGGGACGATGCTGATGGTGTAGAGGTCTTGGACATCGACGCCACCGCTTTCGTCGGCGTCGGCCAGGACGGTGATGGCAGCCTCGCCGTCCGCCCCAACCGCGAGCGGCGCCTCAGCCGTCGGCGTCTCGGCGCCCGTGAAGGTCAGGGCGATGGGGGTATCGTTGATGGTGATGACCTTCTCGCGGTCGTAGTTCTTGTCGCCCATGGCTTCTCCTCAGGGGGTTGGTTCTCCACAGAGCATACGACCTGGGGGAGACTTGGGCGACCAGTGAGGCGTTGTGGCTGATCTGTTCCCCGACATCGAGATGACCCGGTCGGCAGAGTTCAGCCCATGTGGGGTCTACCGATACAGCCTCACCCGCGTCTGGGACGTGGAGCTGGAGTTCCAGGAGCGGCACAAGGAGTGCAAGGCATGAGCAAAGATGCGGGGCGGTGGCTGATCCTCCACGCGCCCAACTACGTGGTGAAGCACGTCGCCGAGCTGGCCGAGTCGAAGGCTGGCACCGAGGAGCTGCGCGCCGTGCTCGCCTCGGTCGCCAAGGAGCGGACCGAGCTGCGCGGCAAGTTAAAGGAGAGGGGCGCGCGGTGCAGATGCTGCGGTGGATTCGCTCAACCCGCCGAGTGTTCTACCTGCGCCAGTGGCGAACACGGTTACCCAGGGTGCAAGACCCAGCCCGATCCGCAGGCCGCCATCAGGAAGGTCATCGAGGAGAACGTCGACGAGGCTGTCGAGATGGTTTGGAACGCCCACAAGGATCGCGACGAGCTGCGCGCCGAGGTCGAGAAGCTGAAGGCCGGGAAGCCGACCTGCGCCGAGTGCTGCTTCGTGGTCACGATCGCCTGCGAAACCTGTGGGGCGAAGAAGCCGTGAGCGCGCTCACCGATGCTACGGCCCACGAGGCCCGGTCTATCCCGTTGGTCGGTTGCTCGGTGTGCGACCTCAAGCCCGGCGACTGCACCCGGCCGACTCAGTGCCGGAAGAAGCAGTGCGACGTCCTCGGCTGCGTCCAGCCGAAGGACCCCGAATACACCAGAGGCGCGATCGTGGGCGAGTGGACCTGGTGCAGGACTCACGGCCAGCTCTACAGGAATCAGACGGCCCACCACCGCGCGGCGGCCAAGCTGCTCGACGGCGCCGAGCGCCACGGTGTCGTGCTGTGAGGAAGCCGAGGAAGGCACGGGGGCGCCTGCTCTCCAAGAGAACCCGAGAAGCTCTTGCGAGTCCCTCACTCTGGGTCGTCGTCGCCCCCTATTGTTGTAGCGAAGACTCCTTCGCCGACGAGACGACCATCAGCCATTCCCAATCGAGGGCCATCACCAAAGGCGTCAACCGGTGGTGCGATCGGACAGACCAGCCCGACCTCTGCAACGTCCTCCCCTGGAAGCTCGAACGCGATCACGCATGGTCACGCGCTCGCGCGTGGCGCCAGCTCTACCGCAAGGGGTTCAGATGCATCCGAGTAAAGCTGGCTCCACGGTGACCGATCCGAACGAGGAGATGGCGCAGAGGATCAAGACGCTTGGGGAGTTGGGCCTGAAGATCGTGGACACCTACCATGGCGGGGAGGGGGACCGCGCTGCGATGCAGAATCGAATACGAGGGGCTACAGTTCGAAATCGAAACCGACCTGCTGGCCGCCGGGCTTCCATGTCTGAAGGAGCTAATGAAGTGAGCGAGCCCGAGCGCGTTCCGCTCGAAGTCCTCAAGAAACACCAGGCGTTCATCGAGCGCACCGGTCCCAAGAGCTGGAGCGCTGTTCAGTGCGTCACCACCGGGCAGACGAACCAGCTCGTCGACGAGGTCATCGAGCTGCGCGAGGAGGTCGAGAATCTGCTCGCGTGGATTCGCGGGAACCACCGCGACGTGTCGCCGAAACAGATATGCCTTTGCTGGCCCTGCCGAAACTACCCGCCCAAGAGAAAGGGGAAGGCGTGACCGAGCTGGAGAACGGGATGCACATCGTCGAAGCCGAGCCCTCGACGCTGGCCCCTTACCCCGTGGAGTTCTGCGAGATGTGCGGACACCCGATGCCCGAGGGATGCATCGGTCGGTGCGCCGACTGCCCGAGCCTCGATGAGCAACGGCGGTGGGAGTGGGAGGACTTCTACGCCTGGGGTGGCTGGCGCCGAGCGTTCGGGGAATACACCGATGAGGAGTGGGAGAGCGCCGACAATTCACGAACCGTCTGCGGATTTGGGAGGAGCCTATGACGAAGACCGTGGGCGGGCGCGTCCCGTTCGAGCCCGGCACGAAGGTGTGGGACAAGCTCACGAACCAGGGCCCGTGGATGATCGTCGAGGATGACGGCGGCGAAACGGTGAAGGTTTACACCGGGGGCTGACGGCGGCGAAACGGTGAAGGTTTACACCGGGGGCTGGGGCGACTTCAAGAAACACCAGACCGCCTACTCTTCGGACGCCTACGCCTCTTGCCTCACAACCAAACGCCCCCGCCGTTGGTGGCTTCTCTGGATCGCCTGATGGGCTGGGCCTACTGCGGTGAGGATGACCTGGGCCGACCGATCGGCTACTGCGCTGAGGCGTGCTGCGACTTCGAGAACTGCTACGCCGTCATCGATCGCGGTCTTTCCTACGCCTGCGGTGGGATGCACGGCGACGTGGGCGCCGAGGGGGAGCCCGCCTGTCGCCGCTACTTCTGCGAGCATCACCATCGACGGGATCACCACGACTGCCCGACGGCAGGCGAGCGAGTCTCCTACTCCAAGACCATCGAGACCGAGGCGGGGACCGCCATCCTCAAGGGCTACGTCCAGGACGGAACCTTCACCGTTGTCCACATCTCCACCGTCGGCGTGGAGAACGAGGAGCCTGATGCCTGATCCGAACAAACACGCCGCGCTCGCGGATAGCGGCTTCAAGATTCAACCGACCTGCTCGACGTGTGTGCATTGGTGCCCACAGTCGATCGCGCCCGAGTGCCGCTGGGGTGGCTGCGCGTTGAAGCCCTACCACCATGCCAAGCACAGCGAGGAGAAGAAGGTGGGCACCCCGTCCATCGGTTGGTGCCCCGACTACGGGCAAGACCTCCGCTCGGTTTGCTTCGAGGTCGGAGACGACTACGCCGCGCGCTACGCGGTGAGTGGGCAGGCCGGAGACCTCGATGGTGAGCCCCTCCCATTCCAGCTCCTCGTCACGAAGTGCACCAGGATCTATTCAGGTCTGCCTCCTGAAGACCGCGAACTGAGCATGGCGATGCTCAAAGCGTTCAGCTCCACAGTCCGCGAACTCCGGGAGCAGCTCGCCGATGGCTGACACTCGGCTCCGTGAACTCGAACGCCGCTCAGCCCAGGGAGACGTGGCCGCCCATGCCCGCCTCGTCGTCGAAAGGAAGAAGCTGGGCGAGTGGACGGAGCCCGTCCATCTCCAGGGTGGCAAGTCGCACATCGACGCGAGCATCACCATCGGCGTGTGCGGCGCGGCCAAATTCGTATACGAGAAGGGAGCGACCGAGCTGACCGCGAACACGATGACGATGTTTGAAGGCACCCCGTCTGGCCGCCGCTCAATCCTCGTCCTCACGACCGAGCCCGGCCTAGTGACGTGCGGGGGCTGCAAGCGCACCCGGAAGTTCCGGGGCCTGACTCCGTCGGCCGACCCGAGGAAGATTCACCTACAGAAGTGGCTCCAGCCTCCCCATGAGACCGAGTGCGGCATCGAACACATCCCACCTACGCATCTCACCTGCGACTCGAACCAGGCGACCTGTAAGCGATGCCTCCGGTGCGCCCTGTGAGCCTCACCTGATCCTCACTTAGCGGCGGGGCGTTGACTTGTCCTCACCGGGCTGTAGACTGAACCTCAAACGAGGAGAGGCCCATGGGTTTGAGGTTCGTGCGGGTCGGCCAAGGAGCCGACGCGGGACTCGACGAAGTCGTCCGCGCCGTGATGACTTTCGACGACCTCTATACCGCTCCGGGTGGCGAGTCGCTCAACGCGCGACAAACTCCGCTCAAGGTTGGGGGGCGCCTCGACTGCATCCAGTTCGAGGCCCACCCCACCTTCGTCTTCTTCTACAACCGGACGGACGAACGCTCCGGGCAGCTCGTCGTCATGCAGGCGGTCGGCGGTTTGACCGAGGTCCCGAACGACACGGACCTTTCAGCCGTCTCCGTCAACTGCACCATCAGAGGTAGGTGACCCATGAGTGATGAGCATCTCGGCGTCGTCGCTGACGCGATCACGGCAGGCGTCGGAGGTAGCGAAGCCCTCGCACCTACGCTCGTCTTCGGCAACACGACCGGCGAACGCGCGATCGTCCTCAACGGGACGACCGCCGCGCTCCGCACGGTCAACGGCACCGACGGTGCCGCTCCCCTCGGGGCAACCTTCCGAGGCGGCAACGCAACGGGGGCGGCAGGCGGCGCGGTCGGCAACTTCCTCGGCGGCAACGCGGCCGGTGTGGGCCAGGCTGGAGGCAACGCCATCCTCCAGGGCGGTGCGCCGACCGACGGCAACGGCGGCAGGGCCAACGTCCAAGGTGCTTCGGGAGTCGGGGCCGACCGATCTGGCGGGCTCGTGTCCGTCATCGGTGGCGCGTCGACCGGCGCGGCTGACGGTGCGGCGGCGACGCTCGAAGCCGGAGCCGCTACCGGAGCCGGTGCCACTGGAATCGGAGGAGCGACAGACGTTCGCGGCGGCATCTCGGTCGACGGCGCGGGAGGCCCGGTCGTCGTAGCGGCGGGTAGTAGCACCGGGCTCGGGGCCGGTGGTCCCCTCGACGTGCGAGCGGGCGACACGTTCGGCGGGACGGCGGCGGGTGGCGCGGCAGCGTTCCGCGCTGGCAACTCGATCGGCGGTCAAGGCGGCGCGGCCAGCGTGGTCGGCGGCTCGTCGGGCGGCGCGAACCCCGGAGGCGGGGCGGCTGTCCAAGGTGGAGCCGGGGGCGCAACCTCGGGCGCTGGCGGACCGGCGAGTGTGACCGGCGGGGCAGCAACGGCTGGCGTCGGTTCCCCTGGCGGCGCGGCGAGTGTGACCGGTGGAGCTGGCTCGATCGACAACGGCGACGGCGGCGCGGCCTCGGTCACGGGCGGCGCGGCTATCGCCGAAGGTGCTGGCGGCGCGGCGAGCCTGACCGGCGGGGCAGGGTTCCTCACGGGAAGCGGCGGCGACGCGACCGTCCTCGGCGGCGCACCTGGTGCGACCGGCGTCGGTGGCACGGCGAGCCTCGAAGCAGGCGACGGCGGGGCTACTTCGGGTGCCGGTGGACAAGCGATCGTCCAAGGCGGCCAGGCCAACGCCGGGGACTCGCCGGGCGGTGCCGTGACCGTGGCGGCTGGTAATGGATCTGGAACTGCGGCCGGGGGCGCGGCGTCTTTGACCGCAGGGGACGGCGGCTCGACCAGTGGCATAGGAGGTTCGGTTTCTGTCCAAGGGGGCGACGCACAAGGATCGTCCGGTGTCGGCGGCGCTGCGTCACTGACGGGCGGCGCGTCGACTGCGGCCTCAGTGGGCGGCGGGGCCACGGTGGACGGTGGACCAGCGCCAGGGACAGGCGTTGGCGGAACGGCATTTGTTCGAGGCGGCACGGCAACCGCCAACGTCGGCGGGCAGGCGGCGCTCATTGGCGGCACGTCGGGCGGCGCTTCCGCTGGCGGAGCGGCGACGGTCCAGGGTGGTCAAGCTGGATCGACGGGCGTGGGCGGAACCGCGCAGATCGTCGGCGGCAACCCGATCGACGGCGACGGCGGCCAGGTGTTCGTCACCGGAACGAACGGAGTCGGGACCGACCGCGCGGGCGGCAACGTCACGGTCGTGGCGGGTTCCCCAACCGGCTCGGGCGCAGAAGGCGTCGTGGCGGTCGGACTGACGGGTGGAGCCACCACTCGCCTCGGGCAAGCCGCCGGGCTCATGGGTCACTTCGGCGTGGCCGCCGTCGCGCGCCCCGACATCGTTGGATCGCGCGGGGCCAACGTCGCGCTCCTCGACCTTCTCACCAAGGGCGCCCTCCTCGGTCTGTGGACTGACAGCACCGTCGTCTAGCCCGGGTAGACTAGCGACCCAAGCAGAGACCAACCATCAGCAGGAGCGAGCCCGATGGACAAGCAGAAGCAGAACAACCGCATCGAAGACATCACCAAGAGGGCAGAGGCGGCAGCCAAGGCCGCAGCCAACCGCATCGGCGGACTCACCGACGGCCAGGTTCGAAACTGCCTCGGCGTCTTGCCGAAGGACGGGTGGTTCCTCATCAATAACCTGTTCCACGGCAGCTCCACTACCTTCAGCGCGGACCTGGTCAAGCCAGCCGCCGAGGTCCAGGTGTTCATCACCGAGCTGCTCAACCACCCGGCCTTCGTAGCCTCGGCCTAACCCGCCACGGTGTTCTTCGCCTCCAGGCTCCTCGACGAGCTGCGCGTGATCCGCGACCGCGTCGAGGCGAACCGCTGCATCAAGTGCCGCTGCCCGCTGCCCTCCCTCGTGCGAATGACCTGCCCGGTCTGTTGCCTCAAGGAACACCCGCGCGTCCCGTGGCCGATCGACAAGTCCTACCGCTGGCGAGCGA